ACGGGGTGATCCCATGACCATCCTGTACCTCAAAGGCCCAAACCCACAGAACTTGAAGGTGTCGTCCTCGGGGACGTTCCTGAAAGACACCACCGGCGGTGGTGGCGGCATAGCGCAGTTGGTGACGATCACCGACAACCTTGGGTTGCTCGACGAAGTCATCGCGGATGTCGGGTCGTTCGTTGGGGACACATCAGGTCTGCTGGATTCGACGTCGAGTTCGGGTGGGACCACCGTCGGCGACCTCGAAGGGCTGGTCGACGACGTCACGATCGCGGCGGCGGCGCTCATCACCGACCTCGAAGGGCTGCTCGACACTCAAATCAGCGATGTCGGCGCTGTCGTCGGTGACACCGAAGGGCTGTTGGACCCGTTGGCCCCCGACGCTGGGGCGTTGATCTCCGACCTCGAAGGGCTGCTGGATTCGACGGTCGCCGCACCGAACGTCATCCCGATCGACCCGCTCGGACTGGTCGATTCTGAAATCAACGACGTCGGTGTGGTTGTCGGTGACACCGAGGGGCTGTTGGACCCGTTGGTTCCTGCTGCTGGAGCGAACGTGTCGGACCTTGAAGGGCTTGTCGATTCGACGGTCGCCGCGGCGGACGTCATCCCGATCGACCCGCTCGGACTGGTCGACAGTGAAATCTTCGCGGTCGGAGCGGTTGTTGGCGACACTGAGGGGCTGTTGGATTCGATGGTCGGTGGGGCGGGAACCACTGTCGGTGATCTGTTGGGTCTCGTCGACAACATCGTTGTCGCGGTGGACGTCATCATCACCGACTTGTTGGGTCTCCTCGACGACGTGACCGAGGTGCTGGGGTTGGGCGCGACGATCACCGACCTGATGGGGTTGGTCGACAGTTTGGAAGCCGCGGCGGGGGCGTTCGCTGGTGACACCTCCGGGCTGACAGACTCCACTTCGAGTGCGGCCGGAACGACGTCTGGTGACCTGTTGGGGTTGTTGGACGGGATCGTCGCAGCGGTGGACGTCATCATCGTCGACCCCGAAGGTCTCCTCGACGACATCACGACGGTCACAGGGTTGGGCGCGACGATCGACGACCTGATGGGCCTCGTCGACACGGCGACGGCGTCGGTCAACTTGTTCGCCGGGGACACCGAAGGGCTGCTGGACACAACTTCGGGTGCGGCGGCGACAACCGCTGGCGACCTGTTGGGCCTCACCGACGTAGCGGTCGCCGCGGGCGGGGTATCGGTCACCGACCTCGAAGGTCTCCTCGACGTCATCACCGCTGATGTCGGGGTGTTCGTCGGCGACCTCGAAGGGCTGGTCGACGGGACCACGTTCTCCGCTGGTGTCGTCGTCGTCGACGGGGTCGGCCTCACCGACACCCCGGTCGTCGCGGTGTCGGTGACGATCACCGACCCCGACGGTCTCACCGACACGGTGTTCCCGGTGCGCGGTATCGGTATCGACGACCCGCTCGGCGGTCTCGACGACATCACCGCAACGGTTGATGTGGTCGTCGGCGACGTCGAGGATCTGGCCGATTCGCTCGCCAACGAAATCGCGGTGTTCCTGACCGACCTGTTGGGGTTGGTCGACAACGTCGTGGTCACGAACCCGTTGCCGCCGCTGGTCGGCTGTGCGACGGTGACGTTCACCGCCGACACCGGTGTCATCACCTTCACTGGTGACACGGCTACCGTTAGCCTCAGCGCAGACACCGGTTCTGTTGACTTCGGGAGGTGTTAGGTGAGCGTGTTCAGCGTGACAGCCGGAACCCGGATTCGGACGTCGTTCACGACGACGGATCTGTCGACGGGGGCGCTTGCCGACCCGGGTGTGGTGACGTGCAAGGTGCAAGACCCGGCGTTGGTCATCACAACGAACGTGATCCCAGTGGTGGTGCAGGACGGGGTCGGGTTGTTCCATCTCGATGTGGACGTGGCGACGTCGGGGGCGTGGACGGTGGAGTGGATCGGTTCGGGTTCAGGGCCGAACGTGGTCGAGTGCCGGTCGTTCAAGGCTGAGCCTGCTTGTTTGTGAAATCTTGTCGGTGACCGCAGGCTACGATCCCGCCCTGTGACACTGTGCGTGGCCCTTGACTTTGATGGGGTGATGTACCCGTTTACGCGTGCGTGGTCGGTGTGGTGGGCGTCGGTCGGTGGTTCCCCGATGTTCGACGTCGAACCTGACGTCAGGGAGTTCTGGTTGGCGTCTGGTGTGTCGTCTCCCGAGTTCCACGACCATCTGGCGGTGTTTGCCGTGGCGGAGGGGTACAGGACGCAGGAGCCGTACCCGGAGGCGGTGGTGGGGTTGATGGCGTTGTTCGACTCGGGGTGTGATCTGGTTGGGGTGTCGTCGCGTCCGGCGTCGCGGGCGGTGGTGTGCTCGACGTACGGGTGGGTGGCGGACTGGATGTTGCCGCTGCGGTCGGTGTCGCTTGGTCCGACGTCGAAGTTGGAGGTGGAGTGCGATCTGTTGATCGACGACGACCCGGCGGCGTTGTTGGCGTTGGAGGATTACGGCGACGGGTCGGGGATTCTGTTGGACCGCCCGTGGAACCGCGAGTCGGATCTGCCGAGGGCGTCGTGGGCGGAGCTTCCGGCGTTGGTTGCAGCGTTGGTGGAAGCGGTCGGATCTGCCCCGGAGGGGGAACGGAAGTGGGAGTTGGCTGAGGCTCTGGCCGAAATGGTGTGAAATCCTCAACCCGAGGTTGCGTATCGTTCAACTATGCGGTATCTTGACGTCAATCCACAAACGAAAGAGCACCACCATGTCAACCACAGTCACCACAACCCTCCGCAACGCATCACTCGGGGATCTCGTCGAGACGCTGAAATCCCAACAGGATCTCCGCTTCGACCACGTCGCCACAGCCAGCCGCCTCTCGTTCAAGGACGGGAGCCTCGTCATCGACGGAGCGGGCGACAAGATCATCACCGAAGCCGGGGTCGCTGACGGTGACGCGGTGCTCCGACCGACAGACGTGTTCGACTCCGGCATCGCCGACCGGTTGGGTATCCCCATCAAGTACCTCCGCCGGATGCGCTCCGAAGCCATCGCTGGCAGCTTCCTTGACGAGAACCCGTACGCCAGCCTCCTCGACGCCAACGTCAACACTTGGCTCAACGCAGACCCGGAACGCAAGTACCTGATTCGCGGGTTCCTCTCCCCCGAAGGAGGCGAAGGGATGGCCCGGGCGTTCCTGTCCAACGGGTTCGCGGCGTACGACAACCTCGACTTCCTGCTCGCGGCTCTCGCTGGTGCCCGCGAGGCCGGGGTCAACCTCGACGTCGTCGGAGTCGACCTGTCGGAACGTCGGATGCGGGTCAAGGTCGCGTGCCCTGAAATCGCGGCGCTCGCCCCGATCCTGCTGAACAACTACCGGTCGCCGTTCGACGACACCACCCCGGAGCGGGCGTTGGCGTTGGAGTCCCACGGGTGGCTGCGCCCCGATGACCGCCCGACGGTGTTCGCCGGGTTCGTGATCGGCAACTCCGAGACGGGGAACGGCTCGTGGTCGATCACGCCGCAGCTCACGGTCCTCGCTTGCCGGAACGGTCTCACGATCAAAGCTGACGCGTTGCGAGGTGTGCATCTCGGGGCGAAGCTCGACGAAGGCGCGGTGTCGTGGTCCGGGGAGACGCAGCGTCGCAGCGCGGAGCTGATCTCATCTCAGGCCGCCGACGCTGTCCGGTCGTTCTGCTCGAAGGAGTACGTCGACGCCAAGGTGGCCGAGATGGAGGTGAAGGCGGGGGTGCGAGTCACTAACCCGACCGACACTCTGGAGCGGGTCGCCAAGCAGTTCGGTTTCAGCCAGTCCGAGCAGGATCTCATCCTCGCCGACTTCATCTCTGGTGGTCAGTCCACCGCTGGCGGTCTGATGCAGGCGGTCACGTCGGCAGCTCAGCGTGTGTCTGACCCTGATCGTGCTGCGGAGTTCGAGGACGCCGCCCTCGACGTGTTGGAGTTGGCGGTCAAGCTCGCCGGATAATGTGGTGTTCTCCGGTTGGAGGAGCCGGACCCTTCCTACAGGGGTCCGGCTTCTTCGCGTTTTCGGTGAAATCCTCCCATAGAGGTTGTGTATAGCGAGGAACTACGGTATATTGGAGTTGCAGGGGGAAGGTCCCCCGGGAAGGAGGAGGGTCGTGAGGATCTTCCACCGCCAGCCCCGCCGGGTGTTCAAGCCACGCCCGCCGGTTCGCCCACCGGCCACCCAGTTCGCCGCCATCCTCCGGGTTCAGCGGGCCAACTGACCGGGTGAGTCTCGGAGGGAGTCGGAAAGCGTAGGAACAACCAAAGACCGAGGACTGACCCTGTGAGTCGACTCGCTCCGTAGCCTACGAAAGTCCGGTTCCCGCCAAGCCCCATCCGGCTTCGTAAGACATTCCCTCTCACGCGGTGAAAGAGCCTCCGGTGGGTGGGGGATGTCTTACGAAACCAAATGGGACTGCCTCCCCGGGTTGCATAACGTAGCGTGAACCGCTACAGTGAAGTTGTGAGAGAAGCCACCAAAAGGACCACCACCATGAGCACCACCGCAGAGACCACCGAGTTCTTCTACGGACCGAAGTACCAAGCTCGCATCGCCAAGCTGCACTACGGCCCGACCGGCTTCGAGTGTACCCACTGCGGGCGCAAGCTCACCGGGGCCAACACCCGCTACGCCGTCGCCCCCCATGCCGAAGCCGATGATCCCGCCGCCCTTCTCGGGTCAGAGTGCGCCAAGGCAGCCACCGCCGCCGGGTTCACCGTCCTGACCGAGAACCCCGACTTCGACTACTGACCGACCACGAGGAGCACCACCATGAACGAAGCAGCCATCGCAACCTTCAAGGTTGGAGAGAAGTACGAGACCCGCTCACACGGTGACTACGACTGCATCTTCCGTTTCGAGGTCGTCGCCCGGACCGCGAAGTTCGTCACGTTCGCCCAGTACGGCAAGACCTTCCGCGTCGGCATCAAGATCCACGACGGGTACGAGTACGTCCTCCCCTACGGCGCATACAGCCTCGCCCCCATCCTCCATGCCGGAGCGAAGCTGGTCGCAGCATGAGCACCCAACCCACCCCCTTCTACGACGGGGCAGCCCGACCCACCGATTACGCCGGGGTCACCATCCGCAAACGTGTCGTCGGCTACGCGTACCCGCGCAACGGGAACTTGTCGAACCCGACCCCCCGCTACCACTGGCTGATCTTCGCCGGTGAGAAACGTGTCGGGCAGGTCAACCGGCTCACTGAACTGGTCGACGTCCTCCCGATGTACGCCGCCGAATACGGATGGGAAAAAGCATGAGCTACCCGTACCTCAACTCCGATGCCCCTGAAATCGCTGACCTGTTCGAGCGTGGTGAAATCCCCGCCCCGGGCCTTACGGTCATAGCGACGTGCGCTGGCTGTGGCGACCGTGTGGAAGGGTTCCCCTCCGGCGAATGGTCGACCTGTTCATGCCCGGCGGACCCGGCGGCGACGCTCTCGGAGTTCTGACCTCACTTGGCTCCCCGGTCCGATGGGGTGCGCTCGCTAGTGTGAGTGGATGCGCCCACCGATACGGACTGTCGTAGCACCTGACCGGCGGGGCAGTTTCGTGATGCGCTCCCCGTCGAACCACGAGTCCCCGCTGAAAACGGTCGACGAGATCGAAGCGCCGATCACGAAAGAGAACTGGCAACAGGACGCGTACTCGTTCGTCGAAGCCATCGGCGAGGTCGGCTATGCACTGAACTTGAAGGCCAACATGATCGGCCGGTGCGTCATCCGCCCCGAGGTTCGCGTCCCGAACACCGACGAATGGGTCGAGACCGACGATCCCCGCGTGTTGAGAGTGCTGGCAGCGTTCAAGCCACCCGAAGGCGGCCAAGGTGAGCTGCTACGACAGGCCGCCCTCAACTATGAAATCGCAGGGGAGTGCTACCTGTTCGGCCAACCGATCGTTGACGAACGCAAGCGTTCGGCGGGGCTGTTGTGGGAGTTCCTGTCGACGTTGGAGCTGAAAGTCGAGAAGGGCGGCAAGGTCACACGCAACGCGTGGGGCGGTTCGCAAGGCAAAGCGGACGTCGACGTCGACGCGTACGTCGCTCGCCTCCACCACCGCGACCCACGGTACTCAGCTCGCGCTGATTGTCCGATGCGGCGCGTCCTTCCGATCTGCCGGGAACTGGTGCTGTTGACGCAGGTGATCGACGCGATCGCCAAATCCCGTCTCGCCGCCGGGCTGTTCTACGTCCCGTGGGAGGTTTCGTTTGGACCGTCGGACGAGTTTGAGAACCCCGGCGATCCCGCTACTGGTGGTGACGAGTTCGAGGAGGAACTGGCCCGACATATCAACTCGCCGATCGAGGATCGCACGTCGGCGTCATCGCTCGTCCCGCTGCTGATGCGCGGCCCGGCGTTCATCAAGGACCACCCGGCGAAAGACCTGATGGGGCGAATCGACCTGACACGCGACCTCGATGGCCTCTACAAGGACCTCCGTCAAGAGGCTTTGGAACGGCTGGCGGCGGGCTTGGACATCAACCCCGAGGTGATGACCGGGAAAGCGAACCTGAACCACTGGACGGGGTACAACGTCGACGCAGACTTCATCGCGAAGCATGTGATCCCGTTGGGCGATGTCATCGTGGGGTTCATCTCGTCTGCATACCTGCGGCCGATGTTGACGATCTTCGAGGCGTTGGAACCGGAAGAAACTGAGTGGTTCCGGTTGGCGCTCGATGTGACGCCGATCACCGCCGAGACGGACCTGTCGGACAACGCCACGACCGGGTTCGGACTTGAAATCGTGTCGGAGGACGCGTGGGTTCGCCTGAACGGTCTGGACGAGGCGGACATGCCGTCGACAGAGGAACGTGAGCGCCGGACCTTGGAGCGACTTCTGTACGCTCAGCCGACGTTGGGACCGGCGATCCTGCCGTTGCTGTACCCCGACGACAAGGATCTGCCCGCCGCATTGGAAAAGTGGCAGACCGGCCAGTCCGCGCCGGGTGGGGCGCAGGACCCGCCGGGAGCGATTGGGCCACCGCAGTCCGGCGGTGCCGAACCGCCGAACGTCCCAAGGTTGGCGAACGTGTCGCCGACCGTGCTCGGTGTGTTGCTCGCCGCGGCCGACCGCGAACTCGACCGGGGTCTGGAACGCGCCGCTAACCGGTTGATCTCGCGGTTCAACGGTATCGACCGGGAGGAAGCGGACCGGTTGCGAGGGTCGAAACGGTCTGAGGTGTTGACCGTCGCCGGTTCGGAGCTGGCGACACGCGCCGGTTTGGGTCGTGAGGAGCTGTTCTCGGGATGTTGGAACGATCTCCAAATCCGGGTGGCGGATTGGTTGCGCGTCGCTTTGGTCGATCAGGGCGCTGACCCATATCTGGCGCAGCAAAGCGCGGAGGTCGCCGCCGCCGAGCTGGCGGAGCAACTGTCGATGTACGCGGTGACAGCGTTGGACCGCCGCCTTTCGGTTGGTACTAACGGGTTCAAGATCCCAACCGAGTTGGTCGTGTCCGCGTTGGTGGCTGGCGACCTGATTCGGAGCTGAGACCATGCCCATCTTCTCGTTCAGCGAGGCGGACCGGAAGCGTTGGGCGGCGCAGGGCGCGCTGGCGGTGCAAACAGCGGCGGAACGCACGCGCGCCTCGATGGCGGACAACCTCGAAGCGTTCGGTGAGGACAGCTTCCCCGACGTCCCGGGCGAAGTGTTCGACCAGCAGGAATGGCTCGACGAGATGAACGGTGAGATCGCCGACTACTTCGACGAGATCGCCGCCGAAGCCGCGTACGCCTTCGCCGATGGTGCTGAGATTGACCCTACCGACGGGGAGGACGGCGGCCCGGGGTTCTTCACGTCGGCGGCGATCCTCGCGATGACCGGGTTGATCGGGTACGAGATCGCTCAGATGCTCTCGAACCGTGGTGAAATCGTGGCGGACCGTGTCGAGACGTTGATGGGCCGGGGGTCCGAGGACGGGTGGGATTCGACCCGTTTGGGTGACGAACTGGGGTTGGGTGAGGACACGTCGGGGCCGTTGTCCGACGCGTTGGCTGAGGCGATGGGTGAGTCGTCGGCGACGTCGATCTCCGAGGGCGCAGCTCACGGGATGATTGAGCTGGGCCAGATGGTCGGCACGAAAACGTGGAACTGCATGTTCCGCAACTCGCGGGATTCACACATGGACGCTGACGGTCAAACCGTCGCGGTCGACGAACTGTTCGTTCTCGCTGGTGGCGAGGGGATGTACCCGGGGGACCCGGAGTTGCCCCCGGAGGAGTCGATCAACTGCGTGTTGCCCGACACGGTGCTGTCAGCGGATGAAATCTCGCGTGCTTACCGGCGGATCTATTCGGGTCCGGTGGTGAGGTTGTCCACCCGGGCCGGACACGATCTGACCGTTACCCCGAACCACCCAGTGCTCACCGGCCGTGGATGGGTTCCGGCGTGCGAGGTGCAACCATCGGTCGATCACCTCTATCGCCTCGTTGACGAGGCGGTCATCACGGGGGTTGATCCACACATACAAGGAGACCCTGCCTCCGAGGTGTTCGTTGCGGCTCGTGACGCCGGGGTCGTTCATCGGGTTGTTGGTTCTTCGATGGACTTCCACGGCGACGGACGGGTAACCGATGTCGAGGTTGTATCGACCGACCGGCTCTTGCGGACGTCCGACGTGGCCGCGTTGAGCAAGTCGTTGCAGGAGTTCATGCTCGTGGGAGCCGACGAACTGGAGGGTGCGCTCGCGGGTCCGGGCTTTGGCCGTCAACTCGTTGGTCCCGGCCTTGCTTCCGCGTCGGGCGGCGTGGGCGGCAACGACCGACGCGGGGTGTCGTTCTTGTCTGGTTCGTTGGGCTTCGCTCCGTCCTCGGAGTTCAGTCCCGGCTTGGGTGAGCCGATGGTTGATCGTCCAACGGGACACGTTGAAATCTCGGGCGAGGCTCTGGACGGACTCGCCGGTGTGGTAGCGGCGGACGAGGTCGTCAGTATCGAGTGGGGTCAATGGTCGGGCTATGTGTTCAATCTTGGCACGGCTTCCAACTGGTATGGGGCGAACGGGTTGATCGCCCATAACTGCCAGTGTTGGGTGACGTACTCGATCGACTCGCCGGATGAGGGTGTGGTTGAGGGTGAGGCTTCCGCTGACGAGGAGGGCGGAGCGTTGGCCGACATCACCCCGGGTGACGGCGGTGATGGGACGGCGGATGCGGAGGCTTTGTCGGTCGGGAGGGTCCCTCAGAAGCGTGGGGTCGGCCTCTACGCTGCCGGGGACGTTGCTCTGCTGCGAGATGGGACCGATTCGGTGACTTTGGTGAACGCGAAATCAGCTTCGGCGGTCTCTGACGGCAGCCGTTGGGGTGTTCGAGAGTTCGGTGGCCCGGGGTCGGGGCCACACAAGTTGACCGACGCTGAGAAGGCTGATCGCGCTGAGCGGAAGGCTGTGATCGACGAGCAGAAGTCGTTGAAGGGCACGACCGGGAAAGAGGGTCGCCCTCGCGACGAAGCGAAGATCGCTGAGATCCGCGGCACAAAAGGTTCGGACACCCAAAAGGACTTCAAGGACGCCAACGGGAAATACACCCCTGAACGTCAAGCTCTCCACGCTCAGATCATCGCTTCGTTCCTTGAAGGTGTACCCAAGGCTGACGGGACACCGTCGGTGACGTTCCTTGGCGGCGGTCCGGCGGCAGGCAAGTCGACGGTCGAGACTTCGGGGCGGAGCGGTATGCCGAGCACCGCGAACCGTGAGGCGGTGTTGGTCAACGCTGACGAAATCAAGAACATGCTTCCTGAGATGGACAAACTCGTCGAGGTGGGCGACCGGGGCGCAGCCGGGTTCGTCCACGAGGAATCGTCGGACGTCTCGGCGATGTTGCTACAGGCCGCTCTCGACGGTGGTTACCACACTGTTGTCGACGCTGTGGGTGACAGCTCAACGGAGAAGATGGGAGCGAAGATCGACGCTGCCCGCGCGTCGGGCGCTGCGGTCAAGGGGTTGTATGTGACCGCTCCAACTGATGTGGCTGTGGCGAGAGCTGAAGCTCGCGGTGAAAAGAAGGGGCGGTTCGTGGGCGAGTCGATTGTCCGGGCCGGACATGCGTCGGTGTCGAGAATCTTTCCGCAGATCGCAGACAAGTTCGATTCGGTTCAACTGTTCGATTCGGGCACCGGGGGCGAACCCAAACTCCTTGGTGAGGGGACGCTCGGTCAACCGTTCACGGTCCATGACGACGCCGGGTATGGCACGTTCTTGGCGAAAGGTACTGCCTGATGGCTACTCCAGAGTTTGACGACATGGTGAAGATGTTGACCGACATCCTGAACGAACGCGAGTTCAGCGGTCCGCCCGAGTGGAAGGCGACGTGGGACACACTTGTCGCTGAGATCGACGCGATGCCCGAAGGGGCGGTTGTTGACATCCCCAATGAAATCCCGTTGGTGGAGCCACCCGAGGGCGGGTGGACCCCGCGGGAACCGGTGGCCCCGGCGGCACCGGAGGGAAACGCGGACACCCCTGTCGCTGCGGCGAACCTTCGTGGCGGCAACTTCTCGTACCAGTTGCCGTCGAACCCGGCTGGTCCTGTCCACATGATCCAGTGGGGCACCCCGGAAGGTTCGTGGGTTTCCCGCGCCAAGACGTTCGACCGGAACTCTGACGCGGTGATCGTGTCGTTGGAGCCGACACCGCTCGAAAAGTCTGCGTTGGCTGTTGGTGATGGCGCGGCGGCGGACGGTTTGCATGTGACGTTGTGCAAGTTGGGAACGGTTCAGAGCTTGGGTGACGAGGGTCGCCGTCTGATCGGGTCTGTGTGCGCGTTGCTTGGCGCTGAGTACCGTCCGATCGAAGCGTCGATCGGTGGGATCGGCTGGTTCGGCGCGGCGGACGCTTCGACGGTCGCGTTGGTGAACGGTGCGGAGCTGCCAGCGTTGCGGCACGCGGTGTGTTCGGCGTTGGCTGAGGCGGGGTTCCCGGCGGTGGACGATCTCGGGTTCATGCCGCATGTGACGTTGGCTGACGGGCCTGTTGATGCTGCGTCGGTTGTCGGCCAGTCGTTGACGTTCAACGAGCTGCGAGTGCGGTGGGGGAACGAGGTGTTGGCGTTCGACCTCATCGGGATAGCGAAACCCCCGGTCGCGCCGGAGCCGATCCTCGAAATCGCCCCGGAGGCACCGCTGACGTCCGCTGAGCGGCTCGAAGCGGCGTTGGAGGTGTTCGGGGGGCCGGGGTCCGGTCCACACAAGCAGGGCGACTCTGGTGGGGAGTCACCGAAGCAGGCGACGTTGCCGGGGACGGAGCAGAAACCGTCGATCGGGGATCGTCTCCGGGGGCTTGTCGGCAAGGACCCGAAGGGCGCTTTGCCTGACGGCCCGGCACCGGGGTACGGGACGGTCACCCCGATGAAGTGGACCGAAAACACGCAGGGACCTGAGACAGGGCACGACCCGAAGTACGACGGGCCGTCGTATACCGGTGTTGGCTCGGTGACGAACGCTACGGGCGCTGAGCAGGAAACGAGGAACGTCATCTCGTCGAACCCTGAGCAGACCGAGTTCACCTATGACGTGTCCATTCACATCGCTGACGACCCGGGAGGCGTTCGTGAAATCCCGGCGGGTACCGACACCGGGACAGCCCCGTCGTTGGATGAAGCGAAAGCTGCTGGGGACGCGTTGATCGAAGCCGCGGCGGCTGACCATGTGGCGGCTGTCGACCAAGCTGTCGCTGAAGCCGCCCCGTCGGGCCAACCGGCGATGCCTGACCCGGGTAACTGGTACTTCACTGGGGAGCGGTGGACGTTCACCGCGGAGGAGATGCCATCTGAGACTCCGCCTGTGGACATCACGTCGATCCCTGATGATGCTTTGGCGATCGAGCTTGGTCGACGCGCTGCCGTTCAGGCGGTTGAGGCGTTGGAAGCCGATGGTGGCGAGGTGTCAGCGTCGGCGAAAGCGATGATTGAGGAGAACGCTTTGGACGCGGTGGATTCGGCGTTGTCGGCGGCGATTCAGGGGTTGGCTGCGACCGAAGTGGCAACTGATGAAATCCCTGCGGAGGTCGCGGACGTCGCTGAGGCCACCGACCCGGTTGAGCGGGACGCTGTGACCGCTGCTGCGATCCGGGCGAGGTTGCGTGCCCGTCGCGCCGCTCGCGAGGAAGCGTTCAACGGTGACGACAGCCCTGTAGTCGTGATCGAGGTTGAGGTTGAGGGTCGCGAGGACGACGACGAGGGCGACGACGACGGCATGGAGATGTGCGACGAGTGCGGCGCTGTGATGGAACCGATGGACGGCCACTGCTCGGAGTGCGGAGCGATGATCGTTCCCCCGATGGGAGAGATGATGGCGAGCACCCCTGACCGACCGTACGAGTGGGAAGGGGTCCTCACTGTTGAGGGTGTCCCTTCGGGTGACAACCGGATGATCTCTGAGGGGTCGTTGACGTGGCGTGAGTTGCCGGTGCCGCTGATGTTGCAAACGGTGAACGCCCCGGGCCATGAGGGCGCTGTGATCTGCGGGTCGATTGTCGAGGTTGAGCGTGACGGCAAGTCGATCGTCGGTCGCGGTTACTTCTCGGCGAACGACGCCGGTGGGGCTGCCCGCCAGTTGCTTGATGAAAAGTCGATGCGTGGAATCTCGGTCGACATCGACTCGGTGCAGATGGTGTTCGCCGACCCGGCTGGTGTGGAGCTGTCGCGGGATCAGGCGATGGAAGCCCACGCGTTCGGTGATGGTGAGGTGTTGGAACTGATTGTGAGTGGTCGTGTGATGGGCGCGACGTTGACCCCGTTCCCCGCGTTTCAGGAGGCTCATGTGTATCTCCTCGGTCCAACAGAGAACGCCCCCGAGGCGTTGGTAGCTTCGGCTTCCGGTCCGATCTACCGGTCGACTCGACCGGCGGACGTTGTGCTCGCTGGCGACGACATGCTGGGCGCGTTGGTGGCGTCCGCTGGTGGTGCGGCGGCCGCTCCGCCCGCTGCGTGGTTCCAGTTGCAGCCGATGGACGTCCCGGTGCCGTTCACGGTGTCGGCCGACGGCCGGTGTTACGGGTTGCTCGCCCAGTTCGGGACGTGCCACATCGGGAACTCCGGTGTGTGTGTCGAAGTTCCGCAGTCCAACGACTTCCGGTCGTTCTACACGGGCAAGACAGTCCTCACTGCTGAGGGGACGAGCTTGTCGGTCGGTCCGATCATCATGGACACCGTGCATCCAAATCTTCGGATGCAGGCGTCGGACGCTCAGGCGTTCTACGCGCACACCGGGTGCGCTGTCGCTGACGTCAGGCTTTACACCAACGACCACGGCATTGTCGCCGCGGGTTGTGTGCGGCCCGAGGTTGACGAGTTGACGGTTCGCCGGTTCCGGGCGTCGGACATCTCACCTGATTGGCGTCCGATCGGCGGGCAACGCCGGTTGGTGAGCTTGTTGGCGGTGAACACGTCGGGGTTCTTGGTTGAGGGCATCGCAGCGTCGGCTGGCCGGTTCCAACCGTGGGGTCTTGTCGATCTCGCTACCGGTGAGCTGGGTGCGTTGGTCGCTGCTGGCGCTATCCACAACCCTGACCGTCGCACTGTGGGTGATGAGTTGGCTGAAATGCAGGCGCGTCTCGCTCAGCAGGACTCGATGATCTCAGTGTTGATGGCCCCTCATGTGGCCGCGGATCGTCGTGCCCGTACCTCTGTCGCGATGAGCGCGTTGGGGTTGGACTGTGGTTGTGGTTGCGGTGGGGCGTCGGGTGCTTCGTGTTCGACTGAGCGGGATGCCCGTCTCGCTGCTGCCCTTGGGTTGCTCGATGGGCCTCGGAGGGGCGCGGCGGTCCCCGTCGGGTGAGTAAGACCGGGCGTCGCGGTCAGTTGGCGTTCGCTGTTGACCCGACGTCTGATGCTGTAGCTGATCTCGCTGTTCTGCTTGGCCGTGAAATGTTCGGTGGTGACGGGTCGGGGCCGCAGGGTCGCTTGACTGAGGAGCAGAAGGCTGCGCGTCGCGAGAAGATGGCGAAGAACCGCGAGGAGAAGGCGAAGCAGGCGGAGAAAGAGAAGGCGGTGCCCGCCCCGGCAGCGGGTCGGGTCGAGGCGAAATATCTCGACTGGCATAAGTTGGCCCGGGACCCGGCGTTCGAGTCGTTGGCCCTCGCTGCTGCCGAGAACATGCTGGAGATGCAGGCAGCCTCGGTGTATGTGGCGTTGCCCTCGGGCGGTGATCCTTTGCTGGCTGGTCTGCTGGCGATACAGGGGTTCGATGGGTTGCCGACGGTGGTGTCGGAGGACGAGCTGGATCGGGTTGTCGCGGAGGACCCGGAATCCGAGTTCTACCGGGGCGTGTCGTCCCACATCGAGGTTGACGAACGAGGTTGGGAGAAGGTCGTCGACGGCAAGCAGGCCAAGGTGTCGGCGGGGGACAACGCTGAGCAGTTTCGGTCTGGTGACTTGTTCCCGGGGACGGGGGTGTACGGCAACGGGTCGTACTGCGCGAATCCCGGTCGGATACCGAACTTCAACGAGTCCGACGAGTTGCGCTTGAAGGGCCGTGAGGTGGCGTTCAACTCCGCTAGGGCGTATACGGCGGTGGGGAGGCAAGGCCCGACTGACCCGGCGGGGTTGCTCCGGGGGGCGTTCAGCCCCGAAGCGAATATCGCTTGGTGGGCTGCCGACGAGCCTCCTCTCTTTCTGTCGCTCGGCGCTAAGGAGAAGCTGACAGAGGGAATCCCCCGGGACGCGATGAACAGGATCGTACCGGTGACCCGGGAGGACAAGGTGAAGTGGGGCACCATGTTGGTCCTCAACGACGTGGGCCGGTTCGCTGCGGCGAACGGGTGGGACGCGTACAACGTGCCGACGGGGATAGTGGTGCTCAACCGCACCGCGACGATGGTGCAGGACACGTCCCCGGGCCAGCCAGACGCGCGGCTTGGTGATCCGTTGTCCATCTCCGACCCGACGTCCGCCGCTGTCGTCGCGATGTTCAGTTCGCTGCGCGGTGAAATGTTTGGTGGCCCCGGCAGCGGCCCGCACAAGTTGACCGACGCTGAGAAAGCTGAGCGGCAAGCAGGGAAGGCTGATGCTCCGACGTCGGGTCGGGTAGCGGCGAAATACACCGATTGGCGTGAGACGGCGAAAGATCCGGCGTTCAAGGAGGCCGCCGCCGCTCGCGTCGAGGCGTACCTGTTGCTCAACAGTCAACCTGTTGGGCCGCTCCGCGACTGGGTTGGGAGCGAGAAGGTTGAGGTGTCTGACCGCACACCGGATGGTTGGAAGAACTCCACTGCTGACGTCGGGTTGGCTGCGATCCTTGCCATCCAAGGGTTCGACGGGTTACCCACAGTCGTTTCCAAGGAGGAACTCGATCGGGTTGTAGCTGAGCGACCTGAGTCCCAGTTCTTCCGAGGTGTCACGGGAGCTAGGGACACGCTGATCTCCCCTGACGGCCGCACCTTTGAGAGCCGCGACCTGAGAGTTCGCGAACTGGTCGAGGGTTTCAAGTCAGGACAGGTGTACCCGGGGCTTGGTATATGGGGGAACGGGACCTATGTGGCAACGACGACGATGCCATCGGGCGGTGGTGGGCCGCACGACACCATGAGCCAGAGGGGAGCGTGGAGGGAAGCTCAGTCGTACGCGTCGGACAGAGAAGGCAACCCCGACCCGGCCGGTGTGATTCGGGGGGCGTTCGGGGAGGGCACCCGGTTCGCGCCGTGGGACCACTTAGCGCCGGGGGAACAAGACTTCAGGCAGGAAGTGGTCGACTTCCATGTGAGCGACGCCGTCAGGACCGAACTTATCGGAGACATCCCCTATGGCAGCGAGGGTGTCTACGCACCGGAGACCCCCGACCAGACGGAACGGCTCGGCACATACTTGATGATGTCCGACCCCGGGCGGATGGCGGCGATGAACGGGTACGACGCGATGAATGTCCCGTCGGGGACGGTGTTGTTGAACCGGACGGCTGCGATTGTGCAGGACTCGGTTCCGTCCGAGCCGCGTCGGAACCCGATGGACGACTTCTTGTCCGTTGTTGATCCGACGTCGGCGGCGGTCGCTTCGATGCGTGCCGCCTTGACCACTCTGAGCGTTGAAATCTTTGGGGGTGAAGGATCAGGTCCGCAGGGCCGTTTGACCGAGGAACAGAAAGCCGCCCGGCGGGAAAAGATGGCGAAGAACCGCGCTGAGAAGCAGGCGAAGGAGAAAGAGAAGGCTGCGGTCCCACCGTCACCGCGTGTCCCCGCGAAATACACCGATTGGCGTCAAACAGTCAAGGACCCGGCGTTCATCGCGGCTGCCATCGCGGCCGCCAACGAGCTAGCGGTGGAGACGCGACGAGGCAGTGATGGCCGAATCGAACCCGTAGTAGGCGACCCGATGTTGGGTGTGTTGGCGAAGTTGCAGGGCTTCGACGGGTTGCCAACTGTGGTGTCCGAGGACGAGCTGGATCGGCTGGTCGCGGAGCGCCCCGCGTCCGAGTTCTACCGTGGGGTGAAAGGTTCGACTGAGTTCGTCGGCAACCAACCCGTTGAGGTGTCGGCGGGGGAGCACTCTGAGGCGTTTCGCACCGGCGATTACTTCCCGGGGACAGGCGTGTACGGCAACGGGTCGTATTGCGCTACGTCCTCCAGACGGGAGGACTTCGAGAAGGGCGGCGTGGAGACACGGTTGATGGGTCGTCAGGCCGCGTTTGAGACCGCTCGGGCGTACACATCTTCCGACGGCGTTCAGGACCCGGCAGGTGTGTTCCGGGGGGTGTTTCGTGAGGACACCCGGTTCGCCCCGTGGGACCACTATGCGTACGGGAATGGGGGCATACATTACTTCCACCCGAGCGACCGAAACGAGCTGTTGAAGGACATCCCCCGGGATGAGCTGGGGAGGCTCGCACCGGCAACGACCGAGGAGAAGGTGGCCGTCGGCACGACGCTGATATTGAGCGACGAGGGCCGGTTTGCTCTGGCGAACGGGTGGGACGCGTACAAGGTGCCGGTTGGGGTTGTCCTCCTCAACCGCACTGCGGGGATCGTGCAGGATGCTCAGGGATCGGAACCGCGATGGGCACCGCCGGTTGGGTCTGGCGATGCTGCGGCCACTCTGCGCGGTGAAATGTTCGGTGGCGTCGGGTCGGGTCCGCAGGGACCGCGAACCGAGGAGCAGAAGGCCGCGCGGAGGGAGGCGATCGCCCGGAACCGTGAGGAGCGGGCGAAAGCGGAGAAAGAGAAAGTCGCCGCTCCTGCGGCTACAGGTCGCGTCCCCGCGAAATACAACGATTGGCATGAGACGGTCAAGGACCCGGCGTTCAAGGCGGAGGCGCTCATCACCGCTGACGCTTACCTCGCTCAGATGGCGGGGGCCAAGACTTCGGGTGGGGTTCCGTTGGACTTCAGTGCTGCGCGTCCCGTCGAGGGGAAACCCGGCGAGTGGGAAAACGTGCGCGGCGACCCGAGTCTTGGCGCTATCGCCCAGTTGCAGGGCTTCGACGGGTTGCCGACGGTGGTATCCGAGGGAGAGCTAGACAAGGTCATCGCTGAGAATCCGAGGGCCGAGTTCTTCCGCGGGGTCGAGGATCACCCCATTCTCGATGATGAGGGTTTCAACGTGCGGGGGGCCGACGGCCAGATCGAAATAGTCAGAGGGCCGGACCTCGTTGAGGAGTTCAGGAGCGGCGGTTACTTCCCCGGCAAGGGGGTGTTCGGGAACGGCACTTACGTCGCGGTGACCGACAGGACAAGACTGGGGGACCGTGAGGGCGCGTACATGTACGCCTACGCGTACACGATGAGCAAAGGGAACCCTGATCCGAACGGGATGATGCGTGGGGCGTTCCACCCCGACGCGAACATCGCCCCGGCGGGCCACGATCAGCAATCTCAGCAACCCCGTTTGAGCTGGGAGGACAAAGAGGCGTTGAGAAGCAAGCTCCCGACGACGGAACCTGAGTCGCGGATCTACAAGGCAACAACCCGGGAGGAGAAAGAGGCGCTGGGGACGTTGCTCATATTGTTGGACGAGGGCCGGTTCGCCGCCGCTAACGGGTACGACGCTGTGAGGGTTTCGTCGGGGACGGTGTTGTTGAACCGAACCGCTGCGATCGTGCAGGACTCGGTGCCGTCCCGACCGTCGGACCCGACGTCAGCAGCGGTCGCTTCGATGTTCGCCCAGTTGACCACTCTGAGCGTTGAAATGTTCGGGGGTGAAGGATCGGGTCCGCAAGGTCGGTTGACTGAGGAGCAGAAGGCTGCGCGTCGGGAGAAGATGGCGAAGAACCGCGAGGAGAAGGCGAAGGCGGAGAAAGAGAAAGCTGCTGCCCCGTCATCGGGTCGCGTCCCCGCGAAATACACCGATTGGCGTGAGACCATGAAGGACCCGGCGTTCATCGAGGCCGCTCTCGTCGCCGCCGACAGGCACCTCGCGGAACTAGCCAACGGCCCCCAAGGTGACAGCCCGTTCGGTGATTCGATGTTGGGTGCGTTGGCAGCGGTTCAGGGGTTCGACGGGCTACCGACAGTCGTTTCAGAGGATGAGATGAATCGGCTGGTTGGGGAGCGACCGGAATCCGAGTTCTACCGGGGGGTGCAAGGTTCCCGTGCGGGTGACTATACGACCACCGCGTACGTCACGGGGGCGGAACACGCCGAGGCGTTTCGCACCGGTGATTACTTCCCGGGCACAGGGGTCTACGGCAACGGTTCGTACTGCGCTGCGTCCTCTATGCGTAGCGACTTCCTCGAAGGCGACGGGTACAGGCAACTGATGGGCCGCCAGACCGCGTACATGACCGCTGTCTCATACGGGGGATCTCGCAGCGGCGGCTCGGCCAACCGGGAAGGAGTGTTCAGGGGGTCCTTTAGGGAGGACACCCGGTTCGCGGCGGGAGGCCGAGACGCGATTAGTGAAGGGGCGTCCGTTGAGCAGCTTCATTCCCAAGACAAGGACAACCTGCTGAGGGGCATCCCTGTGGATAACTGGGGGAACTACCTGCCGACGACCCGGGAGGAGAAGGTGGCCGTCGGCACGGTGGCGATACTGAACGACGTCGGCCGGTTCGCTTTGGCAAACGGGTGGGACGCGTACAAGGTCCCAACTGGCACCGTGCTCCTCAACCGCACGGCGGCCATCGTGCAGGACTCGACGCCGTCGTTTCCCGAAGATCCGATCCCGGCGGGCGGTCCGGCCGCGGACTGGTTGGCGGCTCTGCTTGGCGGTGAAATGTTTGGGGGTCCGGGTTCGGGGCCACACAAGTTGACTGATGCCGAGAAGGCCGAACGGCAGTCGAAGAAAGACGCTGCGCCTGCCCCGGTGTTGAGGGGGCCTGATCCGGTTGTGAAGGATCTGCCGGGGCCGTCGAAAGTCCCGAAGCTGGACGATCTGTTGGCGACTTCATCCATGACGGAGCGGAACAGGCTGCTGGAGCAGGTCGTCGCCGGGCAGTTCGGCGAGGGACGGTTCACGGTCAGCCCGAGGTCGTCTTGGTTGCCGCCCGGGGACGACGGGAAGAAAGACCTGAGCTTCACGGGGAAGATCCTCGACGCGACAGGCCACGAAGTCGGCACGGTGGTTCGGAGCGTCGTCGAAAAGGAAGATGGCAAGCTGGTCGCGATCAACTCGATGATGGGTCTGACCGAGGACGCCCGGGGAAAAGGGTTCGGGACCGCTTTCAACAGTCACATGGAGGACTGGTACCGGGCGAACGGTGTGGATCGGATCGAGTTGATGGCGGCGAACAACGGCACGTCGCAGGGCGGCTCGGTCGTGTGGGCCAAAGCTGGGTTCGACTTCATGCCGGGAGAGAATGGCGTCACGCTGGCGAACATCGCTGAGGACATGAGCACCTACGGCAAAGACCCGGCGACGACCGAGATGGTTGGACGGCTGAACGACATGGCAACGGCCATCGTGTTTGGGGACCGGCCGTCCCCTGATGCACCAACCCCGTATGAGGTTGTTCAACTCCCGGCGGGGGAACGGGCGTTGCGGGACGTTTCGTGGCTAGGAGCGAAGCATCTGAACACTGAGGGCGGGCAGGCGTTGGCGGCTTCGTCTGGCACCAGTTGGGACGCACGGTGGGGTGCGTTGGCGAAAGTCGCGAAGGAATGGGACCACGTCGGCGAGGAAGAAGCGTCGCTCGAATCGAGTTACCCCGACGAGACCACCCCAGCGGTCGCTTCTATGTTCGCTGCGCTGACCACTCTGCGCGGTGAAATGTTCGGTGGCCCGGGGTCGGGTCCTCACAAGCTGACCGACGCTGAGAAAGCTGAGCGGCAAGCGGCGAAGGGGACAGCGCCGAAGCCGGAAGCTGTGCCGGGCCGCGGACCGACGTTTGATGAGGTGAAGGCTGACCCGTCCAAACTGTTCGACGCGTTGAAAGGCACGTTCGGGGATGGGTTCACGGTCGCACCACCGTCGGACGAACGGTCACGGTTCGCTGACCCGCACCCGGGGCCGGTCGAGATGCGGTTCCAAGCGCAGATCCTTGACCCGTCAGGGACTCGCGTGGGATCGGTTGTTCGTGACTTCACGGTTGAGAACGGGGAACGGGTCGCCCATTCGACGAGGATGGTCCTTGACCCCGAGGCCCGGGGCAAAGGATTCGCTACCGCTTTCAACAACCGGATGGAGGACTGGTACCGGGGCAACGGTGTCGGCAAGGTGGTGATGCGCGCCGAGATGGACGGGCGCGCCGTGTGGGCCAAAGCCGGGTATGACTGGTTGAACCCTGAGATGAAATCCGGGCGTGACGCTTCGGGACGCAAGATCGCAGCGGGGAGCGGCAAGGCGTTGGATGAGTTGTCGAAGTCGAAGGACTTGGACAAGTCGATGAGGACACGGTTGAAAGGTGATCGTTCCGACCCGGGGTATCCGACACCGTTCGAGGTGGTGTCGTCGCCGGGTGGTGAGAAGGCGTTGAAGTCGGGTACGGGTTGGGACGCGGTGAAGGTTCTGTCCCCTGTGGCCGGGTTGGCTGCTTCGGCGTCGTCGTTGGAGGATCGTCGGCGGATGCTCGCTGAGGTCGCTGCGGGTTGGGACCATGACGGTGAGGAGGAAGCGTCACTCGCTCCGTATGATCCGACGTCGGCGGCGGTCGCTTCGATGCGTGCCGCTCTGACCACTCTGAGCGTTGAAATGTTTGGTGGCGACGGATCGGGTCCGCAAGGACCGCGGACCGAGGAGCAGAAGGCTGCGCGGCGGGAAACGATCGCCCGGAACAAGGAAGCGAAGGCTGCGGCTGAGCGTGCTTTGCGACCGGAGGGCAAGATCGGGTCGTTCGCTTTGGAGGGCAAGGTCCCCGAGGCTGATCGGGCGATGATTGAGGCGACGATGAAGGAGCTGACGGAACGGTTCCCGATCGGTCATGTGCGAGTGATCTTCGGTTCGGGTGACGACGCGATCACCGGGTATGCGACCGCTCAGGGCGGCGACCCGTTGGTGCCGAGCAGTTTCGACGCCCGCAACGGACCGAACCCTGAGTTGCATGGGAGCCAAGCCATCCACATCAACGCTGACGCTTGGGAGGCATCAAAGACAGCGGAGGGGTATCAGACGGCCGTCGATGCCGCTTTAGCGAAGGCCGGTGAGGAGAGATGGGATCGTGGAGGGAAAAACCGGGAGGAGGACATGAAGGGCCTGCTGGTCGACTCGTCGGGCAAGGGGACGTTCACTCACGAGTACGGGCACCTTGTCGATCACGCGATGGTCCGGGCTGGCGCTGACCCGGCGCATGGCGGTCTGACTGAGGTCACCCCGAACGGGGTGATGATAAGCGTTCCGAACTCTGCCGGGTACACCGGGTTTGATTCGCCGTCGGCGTACGCGTCGGAGAACTCCGCTGAGATGGCTGCCGAGCTGTTCGGCGCTTACGTCTCGGGGGGCAGCCAGTCGAGGGTCCCCGCCACCGCTGACAGGGTCGCCGCTTACGGGGCGCTCGTCGAGAAGTATGTGGGGAAACGATGACGTCGCTACTGGCCCCCACCCGTGAGCTGCTCGCTCTTGCCGAGGAGGTCCGAGGCTACGACGAAATCCGTACCCGGCGAGAGGCCCGGGTCGCGGCTGCCATCGGGGTGTTCGGCGGTCCGGGGTCGGGTCCACAGAAGCACGCGGATGGTCCGGTGCAGGCATCGCCGCTTGGGGTGCCGTCGTTTCCGTTGATGACAGCGGATCATCATGTGTCCCCGGAGATAGCGGTTGCTTTGGGTGAGTCGTCGAAGTTGTTTGATCGGGCGATGCGGGTAGCGGTCCCGTCGCTTGGCGAGCGGTCGGCGGATCGTGTGCCGTATTCGGGTGCGGATCGTCAGGCGATGAAGGAAGCGGCGGTCAGGGCGGTGGGCGCTCGTATGGCTGCCGACCCGAAGTTCGCTCAATGGGCTGAACGTAACGCTGTGGTTGTCGACAAGGCGGCTGCTCAACGTCAGATGGAACACCCGCGAGGTGTTGATGCTCAGGCGCAGGTGATGGCTCAGGCGTATGTGGATCGGTGGGCGTTCTCGTCTGCTGACCATGACCCGAAGGCGTGGGCGATGCAGGAGGTCGCGGCGGAGGTGTTCGGAGGTAAGGCGGACGCGTCGTCGGCGTTGGTGACGGATTGGCAGCGCCGTGAGGTGAAGGATGAAATCGCGTTGTCTGGTCCGGCGATCGAGTCGTATCTGCGGGCGACGTACGCTGAGACACAGGACACATTGAGGGGTGTCGATTCGTTGGTGTTGACCCGAGGGTTCGGCACTGAGGATCGGCCGGGGGTTGTGGCTGGCACACCGGTTGAACGCGGCGCTGATGGTGGGGTTGTGTCGAACGGGGTGACGGCTGAGGTGACGTCGAACCCGTTGTCGTCGTGGTCGACGGACTTCCGGGTTGCCCAGTCGTTCGCTGTTCAGTCATCGCTCGACAAGGGGGGTGTCTTGAAGGAGGGCGTGTACCCGGCTGTTGCTGTGAACGTCGTCCCGGCCGATCGGATCTTCTCGTTGCCGTCGACGGGTCCGGGGTGCCTGTCGGAGTCGGAGCTGGTGGTCCTTGGAGGTGCCCCGTTCCAGAGTGGGATCATCCCGCAGGCCCCGGGCGTGACGGCTTGGTCGAAGGCGGTTGCAGCGGTCGGATCTCGCCGGTTGGTCAACATCGACACACCGCCGAACGACGATTGGGCGAAACGTACCCCGGACTCGATGGACGAAATCGCGAAGCTCGCCGAGGCGGAAGCAGCGGACCCGACGACGGCCTCCGTGATGGCGTTGCGACGGGCGTTGGGTGCCGACGGCTATGTCACCACAGCGGACCCGACGGCAGCGCCGGTGCGACGTCTGCGGGAGGCTCTGAGGGTCTCACAGTTCGGCGGTCCGGGGTCCGGCCCGCAAGGCGGGGAAAGCCATCCCCATGCCGGTGCGGGGAAGGGCAAGTCCAACGACAAAGCCGACAAGCCGAAAGCCGACAAGGCCGACAAGGCCGAGAAGTCGGGTGGCGGCAAGGCCGACATGTGGAAGTTCACCGGGACCGGAACGGAGAAAGATCCGATCGTCACTCCGAACGTGAACGTCGCAGCGCAGGCGTTGAGCGAAGGCAAGTACGTCCAGCTCAACCAACCGGACGAAGTCGCGACGTTGCTTGACCGGATGAAAGAGATGGTCGACGAAGCAAAGGTCAAGGGGGCTGAGGCCCCGTCGTTTGACCTGTGCCGGGTGTCTGTCGCTGATACCAACGTGTTCTGCGCTGACGCTTTCGTGGAGAAGCGTGTTGAAATGCCGCAGCTCTCGGGCAAGCCGATCCCGGGGTCGCCCGCTGACAGCATGGAGAAGGACGCTCAGGGGTATGTGCGGTTGGGTGAGGACTTCGTGAAGTCGTTGAGGGATCAGGGCATCAAGGTCGAAACGAAGGATGTGTTGGCGTCGCATCTGCGGGCGTCGCAACGTGAGTTGGACGGGGCGAAGGTCGCGAAGATGGCGAACAAGATCGAGGCTGGGAAGTTCGATCCGTCGACGGGTCGAACGATCTTCGCGACACGCGACGGGTACATCCTCGACGGGCACCACCGGTGGGCGGCAACGGTCGGAGCGAAGTTCGAGACCGGGAAGGATCTGACGCTCCCGGTGAACGTGTTGGACATGAGCATCGTCGACGCGTTGAACGCGGCGAAGTCGTACACCGAGAACATGGGGTTGCCCCCGCAGGGGCACGGTGAGTTCACGACCACTCTGAGCGTTGAAATGTTTGGGGGTGAAGGATCAGGTCCGCAGGGACCGCGGACTGAGGAACAGAAGGCCGCCCGGCGGGAAAGCATTGCCCGTAACAAGATCGAGCGGGCGAAAGGCACCGGCAAGATGTTCTGCCCGAAGGGTGTTGTTACTGTGAAGCAGGCAGCGCAGCAGGCGTCTCAGGCGTTGCCAGCGAAAGCGGCCGAGGAGAAGGCCCGGGCTGACAAGTGGGTGAAAGACAACCCGGAGGGAGGACGGCGAGGAGTCCCGCCGGAGGTTCATTCGTGGCACGGGTCGGGGAACGAAAACTTCGTTGGGAGAAAGTTCCTTTCTGACAACCCGAGAGAGGTTCGAGCGGCGAAGGTCGCAGCGACCCGCACGTTCACGAAAGCGTTGAACCGGTTTGGGGGGGAAATATCTCCGGGTGGGGCCGCTCGAATATCGGGGATGCTCGACGAGGTGGCGAAGGAACCAAAGATGCAAGCGGCGGTGGAACGGTTCGGTCCTGTCGGCGCGATTGTCCCCCTCGGGAGCCTTTCGGACGCCTTGGCGGGAGCAATCTATGTGGGGAGGATGGACACCATCGGCATCAACGTGTCGGACAAGCAGATCGCCAACCAGATGTACCTCGATGAGAGAACCCCGGCGTTCGGGCGTAACCTCGTGGGGAACGGAGCGATGTCCGCCAACTTCCGTCACGAGTTCGGACATCACGTCGACACCCAGTTGGAAGCGAAGGAACCCGAGGTTCACGAGCGAATCCGTATGATGATCGTCAATCTGCGCTCCGCCGAGTTCGCTGCGGTCAGCGCATACGCGGCGGGACAGGTATCGGCGGGGATGAGTCAGGCCACGCAACGCTCGGAAGCGTTCGCTGAGACGTTCTCCGCTGTCACACACCCTCAGTACGATCGGGAGAGCTTCCCTCCCTCGCTTCATCCGCTACTCGCAGAGTTCGAGGGGTTGGTGACATGACAACACCACCCATTGTTTCAGTCGATGAGAACGGCGACCCGACCTTTGGGTCGGTGGTGTTCCCTGATGAAATCCCGTGGGGGTTGACCGACGAAGAAGTGGCTGTCCTTGACCGTCAGTTCGGTGAACCTGACGCGACGGCGGCAGCGGTCAGGCGGATGAGCGAGGTGTTGGCTGCGGAGGCGGCGGCTGTTGAAGTGGTCTCACCAGTCGCTCGGTTGGCGGCTTTGCTCGGCCGAGAGTTTGGTGGCCCGGGGTCGGGGCCACACAAGTTGACTGACGCGGAGAAGGCGGAGAGGGCATCGAAATCTCCGGCGGTCGAGATGCCGAAGATCCCGACGACGGTCTCGGAGTTGGCTGCCGCGCTGAACTCGTTTCCGAGTCCGTCGCCTGATTCCAAGATGGACAAGGCGACACAGGATCGGTTGGTTGCGTTCACCCGGGGTGTCGGCAACGCCAACCCGGAGATGCGACATGTGGCGGACGCTGTTGGGCACTGGCAGTCCCATTCGGCTCCGGTTCGTAACGCTGCCGACGTGATACTCGGGGGAGGCGGCTTCGTTTCCCCTCATGGAGATCCCGGTCGACCGGAGGCCAGCATCGAGATCGACGCTCGGGCGTTGTTGGACCTCGTCGCCGCGGCGGAACCGGTTGACGCCACGTTGTACCGGGCGTTGGCGATGGATGAAATCCCGCAGCCCGGTCAGGTGATCGGTGATTCGCTTGGGTCATGGTCGGCGTCGGACAAGGTCGCCGGGTATGTGGCGGAGCAACGCACTGACGGCAAGTGGTGGAAGCCGTCCGAGGCGGCGACGAACAATGTGATCTTGGAGGTTGTGAACCCGCGGGCGGTGAACATCTCGAATCTGTCGAGCTTGTCGGATGTCCTGTATTCGCCGTTGAAGGTGCAAGCGCAGGAGTACCTCGCTGGTGGTAGTTACCGGGTTGAGTCGGTGACACAGGAGACACGTCCGAGGTCGGGACCCGACAAGAAGGCCGGGGTATGGAAGGAGGGCACTGGTGAGGTGGTTGTGAACAGGGTGCGTGTTGTGCAGGATCAGCCGTTGGCGGTTGCTGCGTCGGCGGGTGGGGCGTTGACGATCCCGGCGGAGGAGGGCGGCTTGTGGCCCGAAGATCAAAGCGAACTGGACTCCCGGGCGAAGCGGCTCGAAGCTGCCTTGTTGGTGTTCGGTGCCCCCGAGTCAGGCCCGCAAATCTGAGTTGACCTGTATGATGTGAGAGCGGCCATCCGACCGCGATGAAAGTTGAGTAGGTGAACAGTTGAGCGACATGAGTGAGCTGCAAGCGGAGGTGGCGTGGTCACGCCACATGGCGCAGATCGCCAACTCGATCACGTTCGCCTTCATGCCCGGCGATGAGAAGATGCCAGCGTTGGGGCGGATGATGGACGCCGGTTCACCGGAGAAGATGACCGAGGAGGATCGGGCGTTGTACGAGACGGCACTAGCGACGTTGCCTCCCGCTCCGACTGAAGCCCCGGCCTGAGCGCACCCGGCTAGTTGTAACCTCGGTCGATGCACTTCGACTTGACGGACGAACTCGCGATACTCGCCGATCTCTACGCCACTCACGGTGACGCCCAGCAGAACACGATCGAGGGAGCGTGTTGGGCGTTCTCCCGGTTGACCGGCGGCGACGCGATCCAGATGTACGCGGATGTGAAAGCGGCGGCGGCCCCGATTCCGGTCGTTCCGTCGGCGGTGTCACCGTTGATGCAGGCGGCGGCGACCGCTGAACCTGTCCCGGTTGAGGCTTTGGGTGAGTACCCCGGGATCGGCCCGATCATTTCGACCGCGGCACCGTTGGTTGAGGCCGATCTGTCGCGCCCGCCTGCTGCACCGTCGGGCAACTCGATGGCCGAACAGTTCGAGCGGGCGCAAGCGGCGGGCGACCCGTTGGTCGCCCCGATTGACCCTCAGACGCTCGCTGAAATCGAGGCGGAACTGTCATCGGCGCAGCACCCATCGACAGGTATCCCATTGAAGTAGCAGCGAGGGTCCCTCGATCTGGTCGTACAGTGCGCGAAACTTCGGCCCAAGGTCCCGCCCAGCGGGGCTAACGGTCTCAAGCCCAGCTTGGTTCCGCAGTACCAGTACCTACGAGAACCATGATTGGGAGGAAGCATATGAGCGACATCACGATCCCCGAGGACCTCACTCCGCTTTCTGATGATGACCTCAACGCCCTCGCTGCCAACATCCAGACGGCAGCCGAAGCGTTGCGTGAGACGGCTGCGACAGACGACGCCGCTCTTGCATCATTGGAGACTCTCGCGACTCAGTACCAGAGTGTCGTTGATGAGATGGCGTTGCGTGAGGAAGCGACGATGGGCCGCCAAGAGCGTGCCCAGTCGGCGCTGGACAAGATCGGTGGCGCAATCGCCAACGAGGAGGCTGTCGAGTCACCGGAGACCGAAGGTGGTGAGGCTGAAATCCTCATGGCCGCCGATCCCGAGGGCACGGTAACGCTGTCAGATGAGGCTGAGGCTGAGGTTGTGGCTGAGGTTGAGGTCGAGGCTGAGGTTGTGGCTGAGGCGGTTGCGGAAGTTGCAACTGAGGAAACCGCAGTTGAGGAAGTTGAAGGGGACGCTGTCGAGGCGTCCGAACTCGCGGCCGACGGTGCCGTCGAGTTGGCAATCCCCCACGACCCCGCAAAGGGCCGTGTTCCGTCAGATCCAGAGGCCGTGCCCACGGCCGACGACACACACGAGGAGGCGGCTGTGGCCGACGAAATCAGTTCACCCGAGGCCGTGGCCGATCCGGTTGCCGCCCTTTCCACCGCACGGCCCAGTGCCTTTGCGCCAGCACGACGGGAGTCCGGCCCACGCCGTGCGCTCGCGACGTTCGCTGACTCGGGCATCGTGTCTGCAACTTCCAAGGGGGAGCAGATCGACCGGCGCAGGCTGGCCGAGCTGATCTCACAGAAGCACAGCCAGCTCTCTCGTCTGTCGAACACGACGGCGTACGAGCCGATCATCCTCGCTTCGGCGAGGGCGAACTTCAGCGCCGACGAGGTGCTCGGTTCGGGTCACGAGGAGAACCTGTCGATCATCCAGCGTGCGACACAGCAGGGCGAAGCCCTTGTCGCATCGGGTGGCAACTGCGCTCCGCTCACCCCGAACTACGACGTGTTCAACGTCGCCGAGGCCCAGTCGCCGATCGAGGGTGCTCTGCCCACTGTCGGTGCCCCTCGTGGTGGTGTCCGGTACATCACACCTCCGGCATGGACTGAGGCTTCGACTGGCGTTCGCGTCACAACGAACACTCAGGACCTCGCCGGGTACACGAACCAGACCCCGGCCGGGACGACCGCTCCGAAGCCCTGTGTCCACCTGACGTGCTCAGCGATCGTTGAGTGTCAGGTCGATGCGGTGTCGGCGTGCGCGACGTTCGGGAACCTTCAGTACCGCACGTTCCCCGAGCAGATCGAGGTGTTCTTGGATCACCTCGCGATCTCGGCGGCGCAGACGAAGGAGATCAGCTACCTCGACGCCATCCAGACCGGCTCGACTGCTGTGACCACCACCCCGCCGTACGGCGCTGCTCGTGGCACGGTGTTCGCTCTGTCGCAGGCTGCGCACGCTTACCGCAAGCGGAACCACATGCCGGTCGACAGCGTCGTTGACGTGCTGCTTCCCGACACGATGGCTTCGTTCGTGAAGGCGGACATGGTCAACGACCTCCACATGGGTCTCGGCTTCCTGAACGCCAACCCGTTCACGGTCGGCAACGAGATGATGGCAGCGATGAACCTGAACGTGACGTGGTACTTCGATTACGCCACGACCTACGGTTCGACGAACGCCCAGCAGGCAGCTCAGGCTGCTGGTGGTCTGAACCCGTGGCCGACGGTCTACCGTGCGTACATGTACGCCCCCGGTACTTGGATTCGTCTCGACGGCGGAACCCTCGACGTCGGCATCGTGCGTGACTCGACTCTCAACTCGCAGAACGATCTCCAGATGTTCTCCGAGGAGTGGGTGCAGGTCTGCAAGGTTGGCGTCGAGTCGGTCCGACTTGATCTGACCCTCTGCCCTGACGGTTCGGGTCCGGCACCGATCACCGCTCTGGTGTGCGCTTCCTAATCTGACCCTCCCAGTTTCGGGGGGTGACGTTGTGGGGGAACCCGGCCTTCGGGCCGGGTTCTTCCGCGTTTGGGGTTCGGTTGAAATCCGGTGCGACGGTCAACCAGTCGGGCGGGCGGGGGGAGTACGATCGCCCGCATGGCTAACCCGTTCCCGACTCTCGAAGTCTCGCAACCGACGGACTTCCTTCCGCCGATCGGGACGTTGCTTTCCACGTTCGACCCGATCGACACCCCCGACGAGCATTGGGAGTTGGGGTATCACTTCCCGACGTGGGGGTCGTGTCTGTCTGCGTTCCGGTGGGGGCCGTGCTCTGGTGAGTTGAAGGAGCATGGCACCGGGTCGTCGACGGTGACCGCTGTTCCGATCACGGTGTACGCACCGTTTCGGTGTTCGACGTTTGGTACTGGCGGCGACCTCGGCGAGTATGAGGCGGCGGCGCTCGACGCGTTGAAGAAGGCGGGCGGGCAGGAGTTGGAGCAGGAGTTGTGGTCGGGCGACATCAACCTCCAGAACGCATGGTCGAACCTGTATCTGACGTCCCCGTTGGCGGTGAACGCTTCGACGTTGGCGAACGCGTACCCGTGGCCGGGTGCGTTGGCGGTCCTCCAGAAGAAGCTGAGGGCGTGCCTTGGCGACACGTCGGGTGTGATCCACGCGTCCCCGGCGTTGGTGTCGATGTGGCAGATGGGTTACGCGGTGTTCGAGGACGGCGACGGGAACCTGCGCGACGGGTTCGGTAACTATGTGATCGCCGGTTCCGGGTACAACGGTGGTGCCCCCGCGGTGAACGCTACGACGACGTTGACTGAGGCTGGGACGGGCGGGTCGTTCACGATAACGGTGACCGATCCGATCTCGGGTGATCTGGAAACGACAGCGCCGATCGTGTGGAACGCTTCGGCGGCGACCGTTCAGACGGCGTTGGAGGCGTTGACGATCGTCGATGTCGGTGATGTGGTTTGCACTGGTGGGATCTTGGGTGCTGCCCCGGTGGTTTGCACTTGGGGCGGGCGGTTCGCCCGTCAGGTGGTGACGGTGTCGAAGGATTCGACGCTCATCACTGGTGGCGCGTTGACGTTGACGGCTACGGCGGGTGGCTCGGTTGTCGCTGACGGCATCGAGTACGCGTACGCGACGTCGATGATTGACGTGCGGGTTGGTGAAATCCAAGTGATCGACCCGAACAACGGGGCGTCGATCGACCGGTCGACGAACACGGTCGAGTTGATCGCTGAGGCGACGATGTCGGCGACGTGGGATGGGTGCTGCCACTTCTACATCAAGGCGTCGATCGCGGATGCGTTCACATGGCCGACCGCTTAGTCCCGGGTCAAACACCGGTCAAAGCGCCGACGAAGTCCCCGACTCCTACTGTCAGGACGAAGGCGCAGAAGAAGGCTGACGCGGCTGCGGCTGCTGCGGCGGCGAGAGCTGCGAAGCAGGCGGCTGCGGCGAAGGCGGCCGCTGCTCGGGCGGCGTTGTCGGGTCGACCGCGTGGCGGTTCGATCAAAGCTCCCGGGGTCGGCGTCGCTGCTGGGGGGTTGTTCACCCCGCGGTCGTTGGCCCCGTTGTTGTGGTTGGACGCGGCTGACGCTTCGACGGTGACGTTGGCTCAGCCCGGGAACTTTGTTGTCGGGTGGGCGGACAAGTCGTTGAACGCCCGGAACTTTGTGGCGTCGGGCGGTGAACGGCCGACGTATCTGTTGTCGACCCGCAACGGCCACAACGTGTTCTCTCATGTGACGAACTGCTATTGCTCAGCGGCGGGGGCGTGGACGTTCCTCCACGACGGCACAACGAAATACATCATCTGCATGGCCGCCAAGATGACCGGCAACAACTATCTGATGGGCAACATCGACCAGAACGTCGGGCAGAACGGGGCGTTGCTCCTGAACCGTGGCAGTGGGAACTTGTCCTATGTGGTGCAGGGCGGCGGCGACTGGCCTGATGGGCCTATCCGTATCAACAGTGCCGGTCCCCCGGTGATGGACAACTCGTGGCATGTGTCGTCGGTGGTCGCCGACCCGGGTAACGCTGTGAAGTTGTCGCGTGCAACGCTTCAGTTGGACAATGGAACGAAGGGGTCGAACAACAACCCCGGTGCAGTGACAGTGTCGGCGGTTGCCAAGAACTTCCTCTACATCGGGGCGGGGGCGAACAACGCTGGTACCCCGGTCGGAATGTGGACCGGTGAGATGGCTGAGGTCGTGATCGTCACAGGGGCGAACGCGACTGAGGCGAACCGCGACAAGCTGGTGACCTATCTTCGGGACAAGTGGGCACTCTGAGAGTTGATCTGGCGGCATCGCACCCGCATTATCTGGCCCATCTGCTGCCGGTGTGGCGGGCGTTGCCGACTGAAATCCGGGGTGACTCGTTTCTGGCGGCTCCGATCCGGGCGTCGCTGCCGGGGTCGTTGCCGATCGAGAACCTCCCGCAGACCGACAACGCTGTGCTCGTCGCAGGGTTCGACGACCTGCGACGCGTCGGCGGTCACGCGATCCTCATGGAGCACGGGTGCGGCCAGTCGTACCGGGGGGACCCGGACAACCGTGCTGCTGCGGGGAACCCGGCGTACGCGGGTGGGGACGGCCGTCACGGGGTTCTGGCGTTCCTGTGTCCGAACGGGTACGCGGCGGGACCGAACCGGGAGACGTACCCTGACGCTCTCACCGTCGTTATCGGCTCCCCGCGTCTAGCTCACCTCCAGACGATCCCGGCGGCTCCTGCGGCATCTGAGCGGCCTGTGGTGGCGTTCGGGTTCCATTGGCCTGTGATGCTGGCACCGGAGTCGGGGACGGGATGGTCGCATTGGGTTGCGGCGCTCGCGAAGTTGGCGGCGTCGGGCCGGTATGAAATCTTGGGGCACGGCCACCCTCGGGCGTGGTCGGATCTGAAAGCGGCGTACACCGACATGGGCATCGAACCGGTCCGCGAGTTCGACGAGGTTCTGGCCCGGGCGCACGTTTACTGCTGCGACAACAGCTCGACCCTGTTCGAGTTCGCAGCGGTTCGTGGCCCGGTCGTTGTGTTGGACTGGCCTGCGTGCCGACCTGAGATCGAGCACGGTCTCCGCTTTTGGGACGCTGCCGATGTCGGCCCGCGGATCATCGAACCGGCCGGGCTGTCCGCGGCGGTCGGTGCAGCGTTGGCGACGGTCCCGTGGCCCGGGGCGGAGGAGCGTTTGGCGCGGGTGTTCCCAGCGGTGGCGGACCCGGCGGCCGCTGCGGTCGCTGCGATCCTCGAAGCTGTCGGGAGGCCGCGTGTGCCACGACGAAATGTGGCGTCGTTCCCGAGGACGACACCGGCCCCGATTTGACCGTCGAGTATCCGCGAATCAGTGGGGGGCCGCCGGTAGCGTCATCGGCGTCCAAAGAAGTTACCCCTGAACCGGGAGGCACATCGTGGCGTATTCCTGCCCACAGTCAATCCGAGGCGTGGCAGTTCGTATCACGCGCCTCAACGAGTGCGGGGTCCCTCTTGACCCGCTGGTCCCCAACAGTCGCATCCAGTTCGCTGCGTTCACCGAGATGTCCATGTCGCCCGACACTGAGGACGGCGCGAACATCACGATGAAGAACGCCGCCGGGCAAATCTGCATCCGTGACAAGGACATCCCTCGTCTCCTCGGGTTCGACGTGAAGCTGATGCTTTGCGGTGTTCCTCTGACGGCGTTGGAGATGCTGCTCGACACGACGCTGCTCCACTCGACGACCGCAGGCGACTTCAAGGGCGCTGTGCTTCGCGAGTCGAAGTCGGCTGTCGCTCCCGACCCGAAGATGATCGAGGTGTGGTCGAAGAACGCCAACCGGGCGCAGTGCGGCGTTGGCGGTGCCGGGTCCGCGGTGTACGTCCAGTGGCTTCTCTCGACGACGAAGAACTGGGAGATCACCGGGGACGTGTCGTTCAAGTACGAGGATGCGCTCACGTTCGAGCTGTCCGGGTACGCGGAGAACAACCCCAACTTCTTCCCGTCGTGGCCCGCTGCGACGTTCCCGTCGTGGACTCCCGGTGGTGGTGACCCGGCTGGCACGCCGACCGGTGTCGCTGGTCCGGTGCTCCCGAACGGCATCGCTGCTGATGCTTGGACTCTCGCCGATCAGACCGCCATTCAGGCGGGCGGCCCGATGGCATGGCAGACCGTTGCCACGCTTCCCGATCCGCTCGAAGATTGTGCGTACGTCGGGGTCAGCAACGCCAGCTAGCCCATCTCACTCGCGGGGTGGGCGGTCCGTCCCACCGCTGACGCTCATCCCGCTGACATCGGCCCCTTCGGACTCCTTCCCGGGGGCCGGTGTCGCGTCTAGGCTTCGACGATGGGCTGCTGCGGTAACTCGGATGGGTCGGCCCGGTTGAACACGACGTTGGTGTTCTCGGTGCAGAACGATGTGGGTCAGCAGGTTGAGCTGTGGCCGTCGTTCCATGAGGCTCGGGTGCGTGCGGAGTTCTTCGGGCCGTCGTTCAAGGTTGTGACGAAGCGGCTGAACCTGAACACAAACACCGTTGTCTAACGTAGCGTGGCGTGATACAATGTTCCTGTAGGGGAAAGCCCCCCGCAGGAAGGAGTCGGGTCAACGAAATCGGCACGAGCGTCTCGATAGAGTTCGGGACCGCGGAGGAGCCATCAAGCCCGCCAAACGAAGCCACCCCTGACGGCTAACGATCACGCCCCGGTTTAGCGGCCGGGCGACCCCTGAACGAAGGGTGGTGGATGGATGGGTCAAGTAGGTGAGCGAACGCGGAGAACGGGCGAGTAGGAAGAACCGAGAGTAACCCGGAGGTGCATCGAAGGGGGAAGGTAGGGGAAGCTGAAATCCCGGCCCGAACTCGATCAAGGCACTCGTGCAGACAACAGATCCGACAGCGAATCAGGAGCACCACCACAATGAAAGCACTCGTAGGAATGTACGGTCAGGACTGGAACCACGGCATCCTCTCCGATCACGCCAGTCAAGGCGTCAAGTTCGAGACGGTCGACGACGCTGGCAACCGTGTCGCCCACCTCCACGACGGAGAGGTCGAACCGATCCTCTGCTCGGAGCTGGTGTGGGTTTGGACCGAGGACGGTCGCATCGACGGTCGCTGCGGTCTCCCGGTCCCTGCTGGTGAGCGCACTTGCGTCGGCCACAAGTGCGACGGCCCCGCGTACACCGAACGCTCGTGGATCGACGAGGCTGAGGCCGCTTACCTTGAACGCCTCGAAGGGTGACCGACCCAACCGAACAGAAGCGGGCGGCGCTGTTGCAGGTGATCCGCAACGGCCGGGCGAAAGCATTGTTCGTCACGATGGAACCCGACCGTTACCCCCCCGGCAAGGTGTGGCGGAACTTTCGTGTTGTCGCCGTTGAACCGATCGTGGAACAGCCCGGGGCGTTCGTCGTGCGCGGCTCGCGTGTTTGGTGACAGTCTCGGGGGGTGACCGACCTCGACGCCCCGACCATCACCGCGACCGGCCTGTGGTATCCCGACGGGGTTGGGGTTCGCCCGTGGCGGTCGAACGCTGAACTGATCGCCCGCGGTGTCGTCCCGCTCGGGTTCCTCCGCCCGGAGGACCGGGTGTTGGACCCGACGTACGGCAAAGGGGTGTGGTGGCGTGACTGGCAGCCGAACGAGTTGGTCTGCCACGACATCGACGGTGACGGCGTCGACTTCCGTCAGCTCCCTCACGGCGACGGGTGCTTCGACGCTGTCGCGTTCGACCCGCCGTATGTGAGTGTTGGCGGCAGGGGTACGTCGACGTTGGAGGAGTTCAACGGGCGGTACGGGTTGAAGGATGCGCCGGGGTCGCCGAAGGCGTTGGCTGAAATGATCGAAGGCGGGTTGCAGGAGTCGTGGCGGGTGTTGCGCCCGGGCGGGATCTTGCTTGCCAAGACGGCGAACTATGTCAGCTCCGGCAAGTTGTTCCCCGGCTCGTATCTGGCGTTGGAAGCGGCGTTGGACTTCGGGTTTCGGTTGGAGGACTGGTTCGTGTTCCTTGGGTCGGTTCGACCGCAGCCACCTCGGACCCGCAAGTGCGGCAGGTGCGGCGGGTTCGCGCTGGACGAGAACTGGGTGAAGTGCGTTGAGTGTGGTGGTGTGGGTCGGACGCCGTCGACCCAGCAGCACGCCCGGCAGAACGTGTCGTATCTCCATGTGTTGAGGCGTCCTCCGCTTTCTTGAAATCCGACGTTGTGTATCGCGAGGTCATTCCCTACGGTGGGGTGATGAACTCGATCCCGTTGTACCGGCTCAAAGTGCTCGACGACCAAAGCCTCTCGCTGGTCGATGAGGGGAAAGGCGTCGCTGTCCACCTTGACGGGCGGGTCGACGCTGAGATGGGGCGGAAGGCGGCGTTGTGGTTGAACCTGATCTCGACCAAGACGGCGAATCAGGCGTTGCACAAGTTCGCCCGTGAAGGTGGGTATCCGCCGGGGTCGGGGTTGGACCGGATCTTCGACGCGTGCATCTTCCTCGACGAGGCGAACCTTGCCCGGTTGGAGTTGGGGTTCCCTGAGATCGTGGCGGCGAACAAGTTGTGGAAGCACGTCCCGGGGGGGACTGCGCTGTTGGCGGGGCGGGCGGAAGGCGGTTCCTGATCCGGGGTTGCGTATCGTGAGGCTAGACGTTATGATGAACATATGAGCACCACCACAATCCACATCCCACAAGGACGACCCATCTCCCCGCGGCAGGCCGCGTTCCTGACGAAGCTGATCGCCGACAACCCCGAGTTCGCCGCAGCGCAGGACTACACCGCCGCCGCAATCGCCGAGTTCAGCTCGAACGACGCCTCGGCTGCCATCGCTGAAATCCTCGCCGCAGCGAAAGCTGCCGACCCGAACTTCCGTTGGATCAAGTACGACGGCGAGTGGCTGGTCACCGGCCCCCCCGGCAAGGACGTCGGCGACACCATCACGATCACGAAGGCATCGGGTGACACCGTCGAGGCGGTCATCACCTCCGACGCCGGGACCGCCCGCGACGGCTCAGTCCTGCACCGGGTCACCAAAGCCGCCGCCGCACCTCGCACACCGTCACCCGGTGGCCCACTCCCCGACGTCCCCGAGGGCTACTACGCCGTCGCTTCGGGCGGCCATAACGACCTGCTGTTCGTCCGGGTCGACCGCCCCGAGAAAGGCAAGTGGGCCGGTCGCACCTTCCTGAAGATGGTCGTCGGCGGTCACCCCGACTCACCGATTCGGGACTTCGCCCGGGTCCGCTCGATCCTCGACCGGATCGTCGAGGCCGGGGTCGAAGCCGCAGCCCAGTTGTACGGTCAAGAGATCGGTCGTTGCTCGCACTGCAACCGCCACCTGACCGATGAAATCTCACGCCAGCTCGGGATCGGCCCGACCTGCCGGAAAGGGGCATGACGATGGACACCGACGGTTACCCGATCCTCAACCTCCGTTGGAGCACCCCGGGCCGGTTCTACTGGCAGCAGATCGTCGACCCGGGTTTGCTCAGCGAGACGAACATGACGGCACCGCTGGTGGCGCTGTTCGACTTCCTCGCCCCGAATCCCCCGAAGCTCACCGCCGACTCGTTGGCGGTCGCACGCAAGACACAGTTCCGCGAGGCAATCGCCCGCGCCCACCGAAAGGAAGCATGACATGGATGGTTGGCAACGGGTGGCGGAGGAAGCCACCGCGAAGTTGCATGTTCAGCACGCGGAGATCAAGCGGCTCAAAGCGGAGCTGGCCGAGGTCAAAGCAGAGCTGGTGAAAGCGGAGGTCCGTTCGGCGGCGTTCTCCGGTATCTGGCCGGAGGAGGTGACGTGAACTACGAGCAGAAGAAGCGCGCCAGTGTGGTCCGTCTCCTGCCGAACCTGTCGATCGCTGACCGGTGCCGGGTAGAGCAGGCGGCCCGGGCGTTCGACAACCATCCCGACCGCAAGATCGAGGAGGCTGCGTACGTCGCGAAGTGGGACGCTGAAATCCGGGCTGGGCGGGAGTGACCGAGGAACGGTTGACCGCTGTTGTCGTCGACGGCCCGGACTGGTGGGCTGATCCGTCCACGATGCCTGACGGCAGCCCTGTGCCCTACGAGCTGGCCGCTGTCGTCGCTGTGCGGCGGGAAGAAGCCGAAGCTGAATGGGAGGCGCTGAGGGCTGCTGTGGCGGCTCTCCCGCAAGGTTGTCTCGTGATGCACACTGCTGGTCGCGGCGCTGCGGCTTTGGCTGCTGCGGACGCTGACCGGTTGGGGTTACCGCAGACCGCGTGGCCGTCGGCTCCTGACTTGGTCTCCGTCGCCGCCCGGGATCGGGCGTTGGTCGCGGCGCTGGTCGGGTTGCGTGACGCCGGATGGTTGGTGAAGGCGTTGCTCGCCGGGAACCCCGGCGACGCCCCCCGGTTGGCCGACCCGTTGTGCAAGGAACGGGTGTACGTCCACGTCGTCACCCGATGAAATCCTGACGACATCTGTCGTGTGAACTGCTACAGTAGTAGTTGCCTTAGTTGCCGAATCGAGTGGAGATCCTGATGGCTGCTCTTAGTCCGACGTACGCAAGCCCGGGTCTCCGATGGGGTCTCGCCTTGGACGATCATCCGGGGGCGTGGGTCGACTTCCACGAGGCACCCGGGTCGGAGCTGGGCATCCCAGCCAAGGTCGGCGGCGGAGGCCAGTTCTGTGTGGCGACGATCAACTTCCCCGAGGGGTCCGGTCGTCGCCCGGTGGTCGGTTACAAGCCGGTCGAGTCGAAGTTGCGCGGCGGCGACGCTTCGCTCGACCACCTGTCGGACAAGTGGAACATTCTTTGCACGAAAGCGTTGGGGCGGGCGTTGAAGCGCGCCGGGTACCCCGACGACATGACCGACTTGAAGGCGCTGGTGGTGTGGCGTCAACGTGACGCTGAGATCCGGGCGATCGGCGCGGGTACGTCTCAGGTGGCGATCGCTGCGGCGCAACCGGAGAGGGCGTTGGAAGCGGCGGGGAAGCGCGACCCCGAAGCGACATCCGCTGATGACAGCAACGCCCCTGACTCTGAGGTTTCGGACAGTTCGGTGGTCGAGGCCGACGTGACCGACGCCGACCCGTCGCTGCTCCCGCCGTCGGACGCGACGCTGTCGGAGCTGCGGAAAGAGATCAACGGGTTGGGTTCCCGGTCGGTTGAGTTGACGGCGTGGGCGAAGTCGAACGGGTTGAGGGTGACGAAACCTGCGACTGAGGCTGATGCCCGAATGTTGGTGGATCAGGCGGTGGTGTTGGGGGCGCAACCCCCGGTCGCCGAATCGTCTGCCGGTGAGACATCTGGTCTGGCGGAACGGGTCGACACGCTGATCGAGTTGGCCGCAGGGCTGACCGCTGAGGAAGCAAAGTTGTACGCGGCGTTTCTGAAATCTTTGGGGGTTGACGGGAAGTCCGATCCTCGCGAGTGGGATGAGGAAACGGTGTTCGCTGTGCTCGGCTGGTTGGAGGTCGACCAGTGACCGACGCCCAGTCGGTGAAGGTTGTGGGGTTGACGTTCCGCCCCGGGTACCCGGCCACGCTGCTCGCTGTTGCTGATGCTGTGGAGGCGTCTCGGGTTGAGGCGATCAAGTCGGCGTCGTCGTTCGACGATCTCGACGAGACCCCGGTGATGCCTGCGGTGCTGCTGGTCCGCAACCCTGACAACGAGTACGACGCTAACGCGATCGAGGTTCATGTTCCGCTGTTGGGTCGTCACGGGTTCGTCGGTCACGTCCCGAAGGATCTGGCCGCCCGGTGGGCACCTCGCATCGACGGCGGGTCGGCGGCAACGGCGGCGGTGTCCGCTGTGCTGGTTGACCCTGAACATCTCGACAAGCCGGGGCTTGAAATCTTGGTGACATTCGACAACGAAAGGCAGGCCACTCGTGGCGATTGACAACTGTGTGACCATCGTGGGGAACGTGACCAGAGACCCGGAGTTGGCGTTTACCCCGACGGGGATGGCGTTGGCGAAGTTTGGGTTGGCGGTGAACCGGCGTTGGCAGAAGGGCGACGAGTGGGAGGAGAAGGTGTCGTTCTTCGATGTGATCGCTTGGGGCAAGCTCGGTGAGAACGTGGCTGAGACGTTGTCGAAAGGGAACCGGGTGATCGTGATGGGCCGGTTGGATCAGCAGACGTGGGAGGACAAGGAGTCTGGTGGGAACCGGTCGAAGGTTGAGTTGGTCGCGGAAGCGGTTGGCGCTGACTTGAAGTGGGCGACCGCGGCGATCACCCGGAACGAGAAGGTGGGCGGCGGGTCGTTCGGTCGGGAACCGGACTTCGACACGGGACCGGCAGCTCCGGCACCGCGTTCGGCGGCGGCTCGGACAGCGCACCTCCCAGCGGAGGAGCCGTTTGTGGTGTCGGCTGCTGATTGGCAGCCCGGGATCTTCGGGTCGTACCCGGAACGGTTGCTGCGGTGAGCGTGGCTATGCTCAGGGTTCGGACGGCCAGTGAATGTGTCCTCTCTCGGGGTGGTGCTCTGGAGGGTCGCACCGCTGGCCGTCCGGTTCGTTGGGGGGCACGATGAAATCCTGTGCGGGTTGCGGCGTCGGGCCGGATGACGAGTGCGAGCCGGGGTGTGTGGCGTCGGCGTTGGTGCGGGTGGGGTGGACGCCGGAGCAGGCGGAGGACATCTTGTCGGGGAAGGTTCCGCGGCATATCTCGGGTGATGCGATGCGGGCGAGGATCGCGGAGTTGGCGGAGTCGTTGCGGTTGCCCGAGGACTAACGGGGTTGCTTATCGTAGTGCGTGGTGCTACACTTTAGGTGTAGGGCAAGGAAGAAGGAGCACCACCATGACCACCACCCCGACTTACAAAGTTTGTTACACCGACGCCAACGATCTGACCAAGGTCCGCGCCGGACTCACCATCAAGGACGCCATCGTGCTCCGCTCCAATCTGGAATACCTCGGCTACATGGTGTCGATCATCTCGGATCAGGAGGCGAAGGCATGAGCAAGTTCTATGTGGGCGACCACATCCTTGTCACCGCAACCCACACGACGACTCACGGCAAGACCGGGATCGTCGACTCCGTCCGCGACGACGTCGGAGGCCAGTGGATCTTCGTCGACTTCGACGACGACGACCACAGCCCCGCCCCGATGTGGGGTGGCGAGTTGGAGATCGTCGAGTACGGCGAGTGCGAGGTGTGCGGCGCTGACGTCAAGGCCGACACCCTCACGTCGGAACAGGTCCGGCGGCAGACGATGGAAGAACCCGCCGAGTACCTCGAAGTGTGCCGGTCATGCTGGTCGAACGCGAACGAGGTGTGACCATGACAACTCCACCGCCAGTAGGTTTCGTTCCCTACACACTCAAACGCCTCGGCCGCGGCGATCAAGCGGCGTGGCTTGTCCTGTCGTTCGCCGGGTGGAAGCGCGACAGCGACCTCGGCACAGCAAGACGGATGCCCGACGGGCAATGGTCGGCGTGGCTCACCTACACCGGGCAACCCGATGTGATGGGACCGAAGTTCGCCAAACGCCAAGAGGCGATCGACTGGATCGTCGCCAACACCGAGAAGCCGTGGCCGCCACACCACAGCCCGGAAGAACTCGCCAGCCGGAAAGCAGAACTCGCCAACCGGGAAGGAAAGCAAGAATGACAACCCCACCACCGAAAGGCGCTGTCGCCTACAAGTTCGCTGACCCAACCGAAGGTGCCCGATGGGTCGACGACCTCGACGAGGCCATCGAGATCCATCAGGGGGACCCGTCGCTGTTGCGTTGGGTCGCGTCGTGCGACCTGTGTTCAACGGTTGGCCCGGTTGAACCTGTCTCCGATCCGTTCGACCCCGGGTACGGCGGTCACTCGACCACAACGATGCGCGCTTGTGAGGCGTGCGCCCATCCCGAACCGTGGTCGTGAAATGACCGGGTAGCAACCCCGAACCCGGCGGCACGGCGGGGTAGCATCGCCGCGTGGCTGCCCCTACCTCCGGTGTTTGCGGTGACTGGATCACCCCGGCCGACGTCCAAGCGTGCTGCTCAGGGTTGGCTGACCCGCCGAACGCTACCGAGCTTCAACAGGCTGTGGACATGGCAACGAACATCCTGTTCCGTCTGTCGGGACGGCAGTACCCGGGGATCTGCTCGCGCACGGTGCGCCCGTGTTACGGCGACGGTTGCGGCTGCGGCGGCGACGCATGGTTGCAGTGGCCGATGGGCGGGTGGACGTACTCGTTGTGGAACGCCGCTGCCGGTGGGTGGGCGTTCCCGAATCAGCCATACCGGATCGACGGCGAATGGTTCGACTTCAACTCGTGTTGCGCCGGGCAGTGCAACTTGCCATCGGTCCTCCTCCCGATGCCGGTCGGGAGCGTCACCCAAGTCGTGATCGACGGTGAAATCTTCGACCCGACGTTGTACGGCGTCGAGCAGTACCGCCGGTTGGTTCGCTTCGACGGGTTGCAGTGGCCTTGCACTCAGAACCGGGCTGTCAGTTCCGCCCCGTACGGTCTCGCCCCGAACGACGGGTCGAAGGACGGGACTTGGCAGGTGACGTACTCGTACGGTCGGATACCTGACCAGTCGGGGCTGTCAGCGACGGCACGGTTCGCTTGTGAAATCGCGAAGTTCATGTGCAACGCCGACGGGTGCGTCCTCCCGCAGCGTCTCCAAACGGTCACCCGTGAGGGGATCTCCATGTCGTTCGCTGACCCGTTGACGTTCCTCGACGAAGGTGGCCGGGTTGGGATCTATGAGGTTGACCTGTGGTTGGCGTCGGTCAACCCGGGCAAGATCCCGCGACGGTCAACGGTTCGACGAATGGACAAGTCGCCGCAATACAGAGAGTTCACATGACAATCCAAGACGTCAGCTACCTGCCGTCGATGCTGACCCGGTTGTTGGACGTCTCAATCGCGTGCCTCACTGACACCCCTACCGGTGCCCCCGCCGAGTCGGGGTTGTACCACGGCGCTCCCCCCGCCGATTGTTGCGACGGCCTGTACGTCTGGTTGGAGTCGATCCACGCAACCAAAGGGTTCCCGGGGGCGTGGGGTGGCCCCACAAACTGCGGGGAGCTGGTCCCGGTAGCGAAGGTCGCCATCCGGTTGTACCGGCCGTGCTGGCCGACGTTGAAGGACTCGGCGTACAAACCGTTCCCGCCATCGTCGGAGTCCGACATTGCAGCGGCGAACTTGGAGATGGATGCGATCAAGTTGTTCTGTTGCATCATGGGTGACCTCTCGGGGTATGACGGGACCACGTTCGGTGGTGAACCGTTGAAGGCGCGTATAGGCACAATGGACCCGATCTCGCCCAAGGGCGGCTGCGCCGGGTGGACGCTCCACGTCGAACTTGAAATGGCACCGTGCTGCATCTGATCTGCGTTTCGCGGCGGTGAAGGTTCGGGTGGACAGCGAATCACATCGTGGTAGTTTCGGCCGATACGCAATAGGAGGAGGCCGCTATGCCGGTTGAGACTGGGATGATTCCCGACGATGAGGTGCAGACCGGGATGGTCCCTGAGAGCGACGACGTTCTCGACGCTGCGTCTACTGGCAGCGGCTCGACTGGTCCTCCGCCGGATGAAATCGCGTCGGTCGACGTGATCGTCGCTGAGGCAGCGGCAAACGAGGACGGCGGCTCACCGGTACTGAAAACGCGTGGCGAGGTGTTCGCTTTGCGGTCGAAGGTCCCCGGGATGTTGCTGATGCAGCTCTCGAAGGCGCAGGCTGACATCACGTCGGCGAACGCTGAGACCGACTTCGTCAAGCAGTCGAAGGCGCTCGTGAAGATCAGTGACGTCATCACCAAGTTGATCGCGGCGGAGGACCGGGACCGGTTCATCGAGTGGTCTGAGGACACCGACCCACCGTTGGAGATGGCTGACCTCATGGAACTGGTCGGCGAGATGATGACAGAGATCACGGGACGCCCTACCGAACCTGCTTCGGAATAGCTGGTTGGGCGGCCCAACACGCGGTCGAGTTGGACGGCCGTCTGGTGGACCGGGGTCGCCGTCTCGCTGACCTCGAAGCAGGCGAACTCCTCTCGTGGTGCTACTACCTCATGGTTGACGGCATGGACAATGAGCAGCGCAAGAACCTCGACTACGCGTTGCGCCCGAGCGAGGCTGTTGAAATCCACGACGACGAACTGCACGAGTCGATGCAGGGCCTCCGCCCTCCGTCGTGGTGGAAGGGCGACACCCCGGTCGAAGGAGTCATCACCACGTCGGGGTAGCCCGGGTAGCATCCCCGTGTGTCTGGTGCCGAGGTGACCTTTGACGTGGACTCGTCGGCGTTCGAGCGTGTCCTCGCCGACGCGGCGCAGGCATGGTTGCAACGTCAACTTTCCGAGGTCGCTTCGACAGCGTTTCACAACTGCCCGGTGTCGACGCCGCAACCGATTCACCCGATGTCGTCAGCCCCGCAACGTCAACCCGGGCGGCTTCAACATTCGATCAACACCCGTATCGAGGGGTCATTCCCGAAGTTGACGGGCCGGGTTGTCGCGAACGCCCCGTACGCGTTCTTCGTGCATGAGGGAACGAACCCTCATCCGATCTTCCCGAAGCGACCGGCGTACGCGTTGGCGTTCTGGCAGGAGTCGGCGGGGGCGTTTCAGGTGAGGTCGTCGGTGTTCCACCCCGGGACGGAAGCGCAACCGTTCTTGCGGAACGCTCTTGACGCTGTGATGGGCGACTGAGATGGCTGATGACGTAGTCGGTTCGGCGTCGGTAACGATCGAACCGGACTTCGAGCAGTTCGCTTCGATGCTCGAAGCGGCACTCGGCCCCGCGCTCAACGATGCCGTGTCGGCGGTGAACGCCGCTGCCGGGGACATGTCAAGCGCGATGGAGGCAAGCGCGGGAGACATCGGGTCGGCGTTGGAGGACGCTATCTCTACGGCTGCTACGTCGGCTGCGGACTCGGTGTCGGCGGCGTCTGACGAGATGTCTGCCTCGTTGGAGAGCGTCGGCGAGGGCGCTGATGGGATCGCTGACGCGATCGCTTCGGGGGCGGAACAGGCCGCCGATTCGTTGACAGCCATCGACGACGGTGTCGACACTGCGAAGGCGTCGTTGGCTGATCTCGAACTCGAAGGTGGTGAGCACGTTTCGGGGCTTGCCGACATAATCACCTCGGTCGCTTTAGGGACGTTGCTTGCCGACGGGATTGAAGCGGGCGTCGAACTAGCGATCGAGGCGTTGAAATCCGTTGTCGAGTTTCTCCCTGAGTTGGGCGAGGAATACGAGGGAGCCTTTCTAAAGGCGCGTGTCGGGGCGGGGGCGACCGGCACTGAGCTGAAAGGCTTGGAGGAGGCGACTAAGGACCTGTTCGCCAAGACCCCAGCGTCGCTGGAGGAAGTCTCGGGGACGCTGGTCACGCTGAAGCAACGCCTCAATCTGACTGGTGAGGGAGCGCAGGATCTCGGCCTCCAGCTCATCAAGATGGCCCGCATCAACAAGGACAGCGTGTCGGGTACGGTCGAGAAGGCCACTCAAATCTTCAACAACTTCCGGGTGGCGACGAAGGACCAAGAGGAACAGCTCAACAAGTTCCAACGGGTCTCGCAGATTACGGGCGTGACGACCAACGATCTGCTGTCGCAGATGAAGCAAGTGGGGCCGACGTTCAAGGCGTCCGGGTTCGCCATCGACGAGACCTCGGCGATCATTGGCGGCCTGACGAAGGTCGGGTTGAAGGGCATGGTCATGCAGCGGGCGCTGATGAAAGTCGCCCGCGAAGCACCCCCGGGTCAATCAACTCGCGAGCGGTGGGATCAAATCTCGGCAGCGGTAAAGGAAGCTGGGAAAACGTCAGACGAAGCGGCAGTCAAGATGGCGAACGCCAACTTTGGGCCGATGGCCGGACCGAAGATTGCTGCGGCGATCCTCGCTAACGGGTTGCAATATCAGGAGACGACAAAGGTCATCCAGAGCGGAGGTGACACGATCAACGCTGCTGCGGCGGCGGCGTCGAACTGGCACTCGAAGCTCACAGTGATGACTCACCAGTTGAAGAACGTGGTCGAACCGATCGCGTCGGCTGTGTTCGCCGGGTTGGGGGTGGCGGTTCAAGCTGTCATGGCCCCGGTCGCAGCGATAGCGAAGCTCGTCGGCGGCGTCCTATCTGACGCGTTCAACGCGTTCCTCGTGATCGCTCACCCGGTGTGGGTGGTGTTCGACGAGATCCGCACGGCGTTCAAGAAGGCGTCGGAAGCGTTGGACGCAGGGATGGGTCCGATGTGGGCGATCGTCGCTTTCTTCAAGTCGATCGGACAGGTGAAGCTCGGGTTCGAGATCGTGCAGTTCCTACAGGGCATCGGGCAGGCGGCGACCGACTTGTGGGCCGCGCTCCAACCGGTGCGCGACGCGATCAAATCTGTGTTCGACACTGTTGTCGGCGCGGTCAAGACGTTTGTAGCGGCGAACCCCGAAGCGGTGTTCGCTGGGGTGGCGACAGTGTTGGCGATCCTCACTGGCCCGACGATCCTCGCCGCTCTCGGGGCGCTCGCCGGGTTGATTGTCTGGATCACTTCTTCGCTGATCGGTCTCGTCGGAGCGGCGTTGTTGGCTGCGGCCCCGTTCGTAGCGATCGCGGCCGGTGTGGCTTTGGTGATCGTCGCTTTCAAGAAGGCATACACCCACTTCAAGTGGTTCCAAGACGCCGTCGATGCGGTGGTGAGGGCCGTCAAAGACGGGCTGATCGCCGCGTTCGATTATCTGTCAGCCGTGGTGAACGACACGATCATCCCGGTGGTGAAGCGCGCCGCCGGGTTGTTCGCTGACCTGTGGGACGCCATCAGCAGTTTCGACCTTGCGGCGATCGGCGCTGCGCTTGCAGCGATCGGTGACGCTATCGGTGACGCGTTGGCTGGGATATGGGACAACGTGGTTTCGTTCAGCTCGAACCTCGGCGGCTGGATCATGGAGGGCGTCAACTGGCTGGTGGCGAACGGCCCCGGGCTGCTCGCGGCTGCCGGTCAAATGTTTCTGGACTTCGTGTTGAAGATACCCGGCTGGCTCGGTGACCTTGGCGTGATGCTGCTCGGGTGGATGAAGTCGGCGTGGCAGTGGGTGTCGGACAACTGGAAGGTCGTGATCGGCGGCGTACTCACTTTGATGGGTGGTCTCCCGTTGCTGCTGGTGGGTTACCTCGGCAACAAGTTCGGGCCGGACCTCATCAAGTGGGTGGTCGACGCTTTCAACGCTCTCGCCGCTGCGTTCCCCGGGATCGTCGCGTCGGTCAAGGCGTTTTTCGTGGCGTTGCCGGGGAAGCTGGTCGATTGGCTCGGTCCGATCGGGGCGACGCTCGTCGGTTGGGTGACGACCGGGTTCGACTGGTTGGTCGCGAACCTTCCCGGGATGCTTGGCGACCTCGCTTCGTTCATCATCGGGATCGACGCGAAGATCCTCGGTTGGTTGGGCAACATCGGGTTGACGTTGGTTGGTTGGCTTCTCGACGGGTTCGTCTGGTTGGTCACGAACCTTCCCGGGATGATCGTGGATCTCGCGTCGTTCATCATCGGGTTGGACGTGAAGATCCTTGGTTGGTTGGGCAACATCGGGTTGACGTTGGTCGGCTGGCTCGCTGACGGGTTCGTCTGGTTGGTGACTTCGATGCCGGGGATGCTCGTCGGTCTCGCGTCGTTCCTCATCAGCATCCCCATGAAAATCGTCGGCTGGTTGGGCGACCTTGGTTCGGTGTTGTTCGATTGGATGAAGGCCGGATGGGATTGGCTCGGCAACAACTGGGGCGAGATCATCGCGTTCGTCCTCCTCGGAATAGCGGCTATCCCGGGGTTGATTATCGGTGGTCTCGGGTTTCTCGGCTACGAGATCGGGGGGTGGTTGTACGACGCGTTCGACTGGGCGATCAAGACTCTCGACACCGCTGTCGTCGGTTTGTATAACTGGTTCACAAGTCTTGGCACCAAGATCGGCGGCTGGTTGGGTGACCTTGGCAGTCTGTTGTGGGGTTGGGCCAAAGCCGGGTTCGATTGGTTGACAACCTCGCTACCCGGGATCATTGTCAATCTCGCAATATGGGTTGGCAGTTTGGAACTCCAAATCCTCGGCTGGCTCGGCGACCTTGGCGCGACGTTGTTCCAGTGGTTTTGGGACGCGATCGTGTGGCTTGTCACCGAAGGCCCGTCGGCGCTGCTCGACCTCACTGTTTGGTTGGGCGGGTTGCCAATGGAGATCGTCGGTTGGCTCGGCGACCTTGGTGGGTTGCTGGTCGAGTGGATGGGAGACGGGTTCGACTGGCTTGTTGAACAGGCGGACACCATCATCTCCGGTCTCTTGTCGTTCTTCACCGGGGTTGGAGCCAAGATCGGTAGCGCCGCGAAGGGCATGTGGGAGGGATTGAAAGAGGGTTTGATCGACGCGGTGAACTGGATCATCGAGCAGGTCAACAAGATCCCGGGTGTCAACATCGAACTCCTCAAAGGCGGCTCGGAGGCCGAGAAGGATGTGGCTGACAAGGTCGACAAGAAGAAGGCACCGAAGAAGAAGGGCGCAAGGAAGGAGGCCGCGGAGGATGACAAGCCGAAGCCCAAGTCGAAGAAGAAAAGTCTCGATGAAATGTCGATCGACGAGAAGGAGGCCGCAGCGAAGAAAGCGAAGGATGACGCTGCGAAGCTCCACAAAGCTCAGCAGGCCGCGATTCAGAAGCAGATCAGGGATCTCAAAGCGCAGACTCCGAAGAACGCCCAAGCGGCGAACGCGATCGAGCGACAGATCAAGCTTTTGCAGGCACAGCTCGACCCCAAGAAGAAGAAGCCGGGTGCGGCGGATAACGAAGCGGCGAGGCAGGCCAAGATCGAGGCGGCCAACAAGAAACGCATCGACGACGCTAAGGCCGCCGGTCTGGCGCAAGCGAAGGCGGCAGCGGGCAGTGGGATCGCGTCGGGTAACAAGCAGTTGAAGGCCGACGCGAAAGCGAAGGCGGCAGCGCAGAAGGCGGCTGACGCTCAGACTAAGAAGGACCTGACCACTGCGGCTCAGCAGATCGCGCAGGACAAGGCGTTGAAGGAGAAGCAGGACAAGGAAGCTCTGTCAGCGGACAAGGCGAAGCAAGCCGGAGAGGCGAAGGCTGCCGCTCAGATCGCTCGGGGGGAAGCCGCTCCGGGCGCGGCGGGTCGTGCGGGTGTCAACGCCAACGGTGACAGTGTGGTCATCAACGTGGTGGTGGAACCGCCGCCGGGGACCGATGATCTGTGGGCCAAGACCCTCGGGAACACTGTGGGTGTCGCGGCGGGGGAGGCGGCTGTGCGGAAGTTGCGGTTGAAAAACTCGGTGCGGGCTGCGTGACGTTCCCTCGGGGGTGATGTTGGGCGGGGCTAGAGTGGCGGCGGACCGGCTGGTCGACGAGGAGAGACATGGCAACGACCGTCTACAACCGGGGTCTGGACGAGATGGCGGCGTTCACGACGTCGACGTACAAGGTGATGTTGTTGAAGGGCACCGGGTATGTCGTGAACCGGGATCACGACTTCGTGTCGGATCTTGTTCCGGCGTCGAACGAGGTGACGGTCGCGACGTACGCTCGGCAGACGTTGGGTGGCAAGACCCGCACGATCGACGACACGTTGGATCGGATCACTTACGACTGCACCGACCCGTCGTTCGGCGCACCAAATCTCGCGGCGGGTGAGACGGTCACGGCGTTGGTGTTGTTCCGGTTCGTCACCGTTGATGCTGACAGCATCTTGATCGCGTACTACCCGATCAGTTCGGTGGCGACGGCAGGTGTCCCGTTCCCGATCACGTTCGACGCTCTCGGGGTGCTTTACAACGATCAGGGGGCGTAAGTGACCGCGGTTTCCTATGTGCATGTCGGGGTTCATGCCCCGGCGTTGTTCGGTGCGGGGACGTTACCGAACTACGGGTCGAACTCGCCTTGCACGTTGGGGTTGGGTTGGTTCCCGAGTGTGGCGTCGATCAGTTGGATCGACTCGGAGCAGAACGCCATCGGGATCGCGTTGGAAGCGGACACGAACGATCTGATCTCTCAGGTGTGGCCGTGGGTGGCGTGTTGGGTTGGGAACCAGACGGTGTCGTTGGAGGTGTACGACATCACCGCAGCGAACCCTCCGTTGACAGCGTTGACATGGACGACGTACGTCCCGGGTATCGACATCTTCAACGGGCCGCAGGGGTGGACGTCGGGGGCGTGGGGTGACTTCAATGGTTGGAACCCGTCGCTCGGTGCGGTCTACGGCCGGTATCTGGCGTTGGACTCGACGGTCCTCACTCCGCGGGCGTGGTCGTTGAACACACTCCAAACGATCGGCAACGACGCCACCATCTTCAGCTTTTTCGGGGCCGGGTACGACCTGATCGTCGGTCACGTCGGTACCGCCGGGTCGATGGCGGGCAAGTGGATCACCCGGGTCCGCACCCATTACTGGGTTCAGCAACTCATCGACTACGACCCGTTCGGGCCGGTGACGATCACCCCGTTCATATGGGTGAACAGCACGAGATACTTTGGTGACCCGATCAGCTTCTCCGCCGACCAAGGGGTCGTCGAACTCTATTTCGACTGGTATGTGAACCCGTCGAACGGGTTGCCGTGGACCCCCGCCGACATCGACCAGTTCGACACCGCCGCGGCCGCTCCGGCGTCAGGGTTGGGTTGGCACTTGGACCCGACCGGGTCGGCGAACAACTTGGGGTTGATCCTCCAAGCCCACTTGCAGGTCGAGTCGGCAGCGGTTGACCCACGGTTGGTGATGGCTGCGATCACACCGGCGACAATGTTCCCGGGGATGAAGGGCGGGACGGTGTGCCGTCAGGGGTGGATGCAGTTCACTTTGCGGAACACCCAAACCGGGGCTGTGGGGAACCTTCAACTTTCGCGGGGCCACAAGTACCTGTTCGTGTTCCGTCTCGACACCCGGACGTCGTCGACGTCGTTCGGTATAGCGACGATCTCAACGGAGAACCCGGGAGACCTGACGGAGTCGTTGTTGACGGAGGGGCCGCCGTTCTGGTCGCAGTTCACCGGGCCGCTCGGCGTCGGGTCGTCCACTCGGACCGGGGCGTTGGGTGACGGGGTGACGCTCGACGGTGCGAACCGGCGGGTTCTCGACATCGGCATCGAGTCAGGGTTGACACCGGCGGTGTCGTTGGTGAAATCCGCTGGCGGTGTATCGGCGGACTCTCAACCGTACGGGACTGTCTCCGACTTGAACGGTTCGGATGCGTGGCCCGACATGGGCGAGTGGTTCAACAACAGCCCGGTCAACACGTTGCTGTCGATGCAACAGGAGTTCACCGCCCCGGTGTCGGACTCGTACGGTTGGATCAGAGTCCTCCTCGCTACGGTGGCGGGGACAACCGACGGCAACCTCACCATTCAGATCAAACGGCGTTCTGACGACGTGCAGATGGGCGGCACCGCGACGATCGCGGTGACCGACCTTGTGTCGCCGACGCACCGTTGGCAGACGGTCGGTGTCCGCACATCGGGCGCGACGTTCGCTCTGGTGGCGGGCACCCAGTATTACTTCGACATCCGGTCGACCGCCGCCGCGAATCAGGGGTGGCTCGTCCAGTGTGTGAACTCGGGGTACGAACCGCAACCGTACGGGCCACCGGCGGGGACGAACGCCGCGGCCGGGTGGGGTGGTGGGGTCGACAAGCTGACGTTCTCCGATCCGATGATGCAACAGTTCGGGTGGGCGACACCGGGCGAGCCGGGCAGCGTTGTTGCCGCGGTGAACCTGTCGACGGTTCCGTCCGCCCCGGCAGGGTTCGCCGCTGTCGCTGATGTCGAGGTGTGTTCGATCTCGCATATCTGGTTGACGTGGACGCCGGTGACGACCGTCGAGTGCGGGGCGTTCTTGGCGTATGAAATCCAACGGAACGATTCGTTGACTGGGACGTGGCATCGGATCGCGTTGATTACGACGCAAACCATCGGCGGGTTCGACGACTACGAGTCGATGTGCAACACGTTGGCGTACTACCGGATCAGGTTGATCCGTGATGACGGCACCTCGTCGGACTGGTCGGCGACGGTGTCGGCGACGGTCCCGATGACCGGGAACCCGGGGTTGATGTTCACGTCGAACGAGTCCCCGTTGTTGACGGTGTTCTATCAGGACCTCGCCGAGTCTCGGGCGTTCGACTTCCCGTCGAACGAGCAGGTGTTCCAACCGCACAACCGGAACTATCAGATTGTGTTCCGCGAGTTGGAGGACCGTGGTGTCGAGTTCAAGTCGAAGCTACGGGTGCGGGCCGGTCGGATGCCGTGCGGCCCGGGTTGCGACAACGCGACCGGGTTCGGCCCTGATGTGTTCGACCCGTTGAAAGCGATCTGCCGGGCTGGCCTGTCGTATGTGTGTGTGAAGAACGAGTCGGGCAACCGGTTCTTCGCGTATGTCAAGACCCCGACCGCTGAGTGGACTCAGCACGGGTCGGAACGCTCGGGGGGGTTCGGTGCGTACACGATGGATGTTGAGGTGACCGAAGTGACTGATGTGCCGTCGTCCCCTGATTCGTCTGTGACCCCGGCGTCGTGAGCGGCGGCATCTTGTTCCCGACGGGTGTGGAGAAGGTCCTTGACGACTGGACCGGGTTGAACTTCAAGTGGTGGTTGACGACGTCGGCGTGGACGCCGGACCCGCAGACGTCGACGTTCGCTTCGACGATCACGAACGAGTTGGCTGGCGGCGGGTACGCGAGGGTCGCTACTGGCGGTAAGACTAAGACGACGACGTTGCCGACGAATCAGTTCGGGACGGGCGGCAAGATCGTGTACGACGCTACGGACCCGGCGTTCGGGATTCTCGCGGGGGCGCAGGTCGCTGCGTGGTTGGTGTTGGTTCGGGACTCTGGCGCTGACGCGACGTCTCAGATTGTGGTGGCGATGCCATGCCAATACACCGCGGGGTTGGGTGTGGCTGCGACGTTCGTTCTTCCGACGACGGGGGCGGTGTCGATCGGGTTGACGTGCCCGGCCGGGTTCTACTGACATGGCCGCGTCGTACTTCGGTGGCAGCTCCATCTTTGACATAACGACGCCGAGCAGCCAAGCGTCGGTCACGGGGTTGGTCACGACTCAGATGTTGCAGGTCACGGTGTTTGTTACCGGGTCGGATCAGACGACGCTCCCGACGTTCGCGTTCGATGGGTACCCGGTTGTTCCGACGTCGTATCAAACCAAGACCCTCGGGGCACCGTCACCGTCGGCGATGTTCTCGTGCATATTCTCTCCCCGCCAAATCGGAACGGCAACCATTCTGAACGTCACATCTCAGGGTGTGACCGCTGCGGGGTGGTCGTGGATCTCCGCTCAGATCGCCGGTGCCGCCCAGCTCCAGTCATACCTCTCGCCCAACCTCGTCACCGTCGGCTCTGGATCGGGCTACAGCAGCATCCCGAAAGTAAAGGCGTACACGTCGTTGGCGACCGGGATTCTTCTCGCCACGTTCTATCAGAACGTGCTCACCCCGGACTGGTTGAAGCCCTCGGCGACGTGGAGTTACGTTGCCACGAACTCTACGGCGGTGTCCGGTCAGATAGTTCAGATGCAACGTCCGATCACGACGGTCGGCGCTCAGGCCCAGGAGTTCATGATCCCGACCGTCGCACCCAGCTCGGGTGACTACATCTCATGGGCGATGATCCAACAACCGTTCTACGACTTGGGTTTGCGCGTCCCCGACTCGACCGCGATCGCTTCGGGTCCGTCGTTCGGTGGGGTGTCGACCGGGTCGAACGAACCGGCGAACCCGGTCCACCCGTATCAGCCGCCAGTGAACCCGTTGCCGCCGAACCCAACTGAAATCGTGGTGCCGTTGCCGCCGTGGGTTCCCGGTACCGGCCCGTATCGGAGGCACTGATGGCTGTCCCGCGTAACGCTCTGCTCGACTTGGACCCCGGGATCGGGCAGGTCGCGTCGACGGTCCGGTTCGAGGTTGTCGACCGTGACCTTGTCGTCATCGGGAACGTGGTCCCGTTGGCTGCCGAGTCGATCTCGGTGAACACGTCGGGGACAGCGAAACGTGAACTGTCGGGTTTCCGGTTGGACCCTCAGACGTTGCGGGACATCGACCCGTTCGCGAACAGGATCAAACCGTCGTGGATCTTGGAGGATGGGACCGAGTGGCCGATGGGGGTGTTCGTGTTCACCGGGTCGACGTTGCACCGGGGGACGTACGTCTCGACGCTGGACACGACGATGACCGATCAGGACGCGATTCTGGATCAGGGCACCCGGCAGACGTTCGGGATCGGGCAGCGGGGTTGGATTCTCCCTGCGGTCGAGGAACTCTTGGGTGAGGTTCGGATCACGAGTGTTGTGTTGCCGTGGGGTTCACAGGCGACCGTGGCCGACCCGGTGGTGTGGGCGGCGGGGGAGTCACGGTTGAAGATCCTGACTGACTTGTCGAAGCTGGCGGGGTGGTTGCCCCCGTACTTCGACAACAACGGGTACCTCATCCTTCGTCAACCGCCGGACATGGCGTCGGACCCACCCGACCATGTGTATTCGTCGACGAACTCGCGGGTCGTTCGCGACACCATCGTCGAGCATGACGACCTGTTGTCCGCCCCGAACGTCTACATCGTGACGTGCTCAGGTCCGTCGCAGGGCGAAATCTCCGCTGCTGCCGAGGTGGACGCGAGGTTGCCGTTCAGTGTTCAGAACCGCCGGTTCGAGGTGGTCGACGTGGAACGGGCGCAGGGGATCAACTCGACGGAACAGGCGCAGCAGATGGCGACGACCAAAGCCGCGGCGGCGGGGTCGGGGTACAAGAACGTGCAGTTCGACGGGTTCGCCGATCCGCGTCACGACATATTCCAGACGGTCGAATGGGACGGCGAGATGTACCGGGAGACCGGTTGGAACTTGAAGTTGTCGCCGGGCGGTTCCCATTCGCATACGTTGACTCAGGGAGGGTTCGATCGTGCTGGGTGACAACAACGATGACGCGCCGCTGACGTTTGGTGACATACCGACGATCGCCCGGGCGATCCTCGAAAAGACGTCTCGGGAAGCGCCGACGGACTTCATCCAGTTCGGGACGGTGACGAACATTGTTGCTACGGCGACGTCGGCTGTCCCGTTCTGTGACGTGGCGATGGACGGCGACCCGACGGGTCATTCGGTCACGGTGGCGTCGCTGATGGGGGCGTCGTTGACGTCGGGGATGCGGGTCGCTGTGATCTTCGACAAACCGCATGGGGCGTATATCATCGGCACCCCGTCGCGCGGTGGTATCCCGCTGGCTCGCGGTTCGTTCGGGGGACTCAATCAGGTCAGCCCCGGTGACACCGGTGTGAACTGTTCCACGCAGGTCGCCCCCGGTGCTACCGCCGGGAGCGGAGTCCTCGGACCGTCATACACGGTGCAGTGGTGTTGTTCGGAGATTGAGGCTGGCGGGGCGACGGTGTCGCCGTCGGCTTTGGTGGCAGGCCCGGCGGGGATCTACTCCTACAACATTGAAATCCCGTACTCGTACGGCTACCCGTACTACGCGGCTGAGCTGATCCGGCCGCAGAACGCCACCCAGTTGAACAACGTGGCACCGGCGGAGATCCTGTGGGACTTCGAGGACAACGTGTTCGACTACGACAACTTCGACCATGACACCAACACCCCCACCTTGGGTCGCATCATGCACAGGTCGTACGGGTTCATGGAGGTGACCGCTTCGATCCAGTTCTTCGCGACGAACGTGGCCGATTCGATATGGGTGTGGATGGAAGAACGCGACGCAGCCGGGGCGCTTTACGCCACGTTTCAAGCTGAGGGTGTCGTGACGTTCAACTCTGCGGGGTACGGGTCCGTTCACATCTCGGCGTTCAACTGGTTCCAACCCGGTCACACGTTGAGTTGTTGGGCGATGGACGCGACGGGCGCACCGCTCGGGGTGGTCACCACCGCACCGGCCGACGGCCACAACGACTCGTACAAGAGCAACATGAGGATGAAGCGGATCGACGGCCCGGAACTCTATTTTACGGGTTCGGTGTTCACGTCAGCCGGTGCGTTCGTCAACAACTGTGCGTTCAGTGCTCACAGCGACCTTGAAGGGACATCGGTGCTCAGCGGGATCGTCCCGATGAACACGGGTGACCGGTTCGTGGTCCGCACTCAACATGGGACTGCCGCGGGTGTCACCTTGGGTCGCACGAACGCCAGCACGCTAGGGTACGCGACCCCCGAAGGCGCGAGCGGTTCGATCCACTGGATCGCCCCTGTCGCCACGATGGATCAGTGCCTCACCCCCGGAGGGAGCTGATGGGAACCCCGACGATCCACCGTTACTGGGAGGGTGAACCGTCGTCGGTCGCGGAGTTGATCGGGATGGCGGTCCGCAACATGCACCCGGAGTCGATCGTGAAGGAGTGGACGGTTGACGAGGTCGCCGACATCCCGGTCGACGTGAGCCAAGTCCGTCCGGTTGATGAGGTGCGGCACCGGTCGAACATCATTCGGTACTGGTTGCTTCACGAGTACGGGGGGTTGTGGTTGGACTCTGATGTGGTTCCGTTGGACAACCTGTTCGGTTCGGTCCCCCATGAAATCTGGACGGCGGAGCTGCGAGGCCGCCGTGAGGGTTGCGCGTTGGCGTTCCCGGCGGGTCACCCGTTTCTCGCTGAGGCGTTGGCGTCGATCGCGGCGGCGGGACCGTCGGATCTGGTGTCGGCTGACGTGTCGGGGGCGCGGCTGTTGGATCGTTGCAACGGTGACGGGGTCGGTCGTGAACCTCGGGTGATCCCGGTTGACGCTTTGGGGAGGCATGTGCCGTCGGGGGCACCGGCGATCGCTGTGCATCTGTGGCAGACGGCGGCGAAACGAAATGTTGCGGTTGAGGAGTTGGCGGCGGCGGAGGCGAAGGCGAGGCGGGAGGCTGGGCCGTCGGGGTACGGTGGGTTCCATGAACGAGTACCGCGCCACGATCAACCTTCCCGGCCAGCCCCGCAACGCGGTGAAGGCGTGGCCGGACAGCCCGCGTACGGCGGTGCTGATCGGGCAAGGCGTTCTCGTCCCGGTGGTGCGGTCGTTGACTGAACCGATCGTCGAGGAGTACCGGCCGTACACCCCGGTTCCCCTCCCTGACGTTTACCCGGCCGTATCGGACGCCCCTGCGGTCTCTCTGGCTGTCGAGGACGACCCGGGCACCGTTACCACCTCGGACGGCGACGACGCTCCTACGGACACCTAGAGCGTCTGATGGGGTGTTGCGGTTCGTCGAAGCGGGTGTTGGACCGGGATCATCCGATTCTGGTTGGCGACGCTGACGGTCTGCTGCTGCGGGCGCGGACAACGATCGCGATGGACGGGTTGCGGGCGGGGGAGATGGCGTGGTGGACCGGTACGTCGGTACCCGGATTGGTCGCAGGTTCAATCCTCGTCCCGGTTCTGTGACCCTCCACTTGACGTCGAGGTCCGCCCGGTAACCTGTGAACCCCGGCAGTCCCCGGGTGAGGTTCGCCGTGTTTGTTCATCTCGCCCCGATGTCTGTGGTTGACCGGACGGTCATCATCTTGACTGTCCTCGGGGTCGCTGCCAGCGGGGTGATGAGCTTCCGGGCGTCGAGGGTGACGACCGGCCGGTTGCGGGGGATCTTCCTCTCGATGGCCGCGTTGAGCGTGTTCTACATCCCCGCGTACGCTGCGCGGCTCACTGACTGGTTGCTGCCCGGTGCGTGGTCGTCGTTCATGTTGGGGTTCGGTCTGGTCGTGTGGTGGGGTCCGCCGTGGATGGCGTTCGCGTGGTCGGTGCTACGCGAGCACAAGAAGGCAGAGGACATCCTGAAAGGCGGTGAAGATTGAACCTTTCTTTGGCAACCATTGTCGGTGCGGCGGTGGGAGCGATCGTTGTCGCGCTCATAGCATGGTGGGGTAACAGGTCAAAGAACTCCGAGGAAGTGAAGGCGCTGTACGTCACAGCGTCGGATCTTGTGGTCGACAACTTGACGCACGAAGTCGAGCGGCTCGGCAGCGAAATCCACAATCTACGAATCGAACTCAACGACATGCGAGGACGGGTCCGCTCCTTGGGCGGTGACCCGTGGGAAGGTTATGGATATGTCCAACCGCCGCCAACGCAAGACTGAACCCGACATCGCTCGTGTGGCTTTGGAGCGGTCGAACGCCCTGTTGAAGATGATCCGCGAGTTGCAGTGGGAGGTCGCTGACATGCGGACTGACCTCAACGAACTCCGGGCGCACCTTCCGATGGTCAGGTCGTAGCGTGAGCCTATACTTGGCGGATGGTAGCTGAACCATCGCAAGCTGAACGCGACGCCGCGGTCCCGGCCCGCCACGTCGACCGTCGGGTCCGTAAGCCGGGGGCGAACGTCGACCGTGAGACCGGCGAAATGTTGCCGGACATCCCGACGCTCATGGAAGTCGAACGGCGCATCTTGGCGTGCGACACACACCTCGGGGAGCTGGTCGTCGACTACGCGGATCTGACCGAGAACGCGGCCCGGGCGAAAGCCGAGTGGGAGGAGCATCGCGATCGGACGATCCTGCGGGTGGCGAATCAGGGGGAACGGACGTCGGAGGACGTGAGGTTGGCGACGGCGAAGCTGGCGACGTCGGCGCGGGGTGTCCCGGGTGAGGAGTTGTACCGGACGTACCTGATCTGCGCGGCCGCCGCGGACTCATGCGGGAAGGCGTTGTACGCGGTGCAAGCCCGACTGTCCGCGCAACAGACGCTCGTAAAAGGGCTACGTCAGGTCACAGGTATGGACCTGTGAAGGCGATCCCGTTTCCGTACGGGTGGGCGGCGATGTGTGAGCATCTCGTCGTCGACCACGGGTTCACCCGGTCTCATGTTGACGTGATGGACACCGATCGGATGTGGGGTACGCACGAGTGGGCGCATCGCGAGGGGGTGTTCAAGTCGAACGACAAGCACCGCCATGACGGCTGACGAGTTAGCGGCGGCGTTGGCGAAAGCGTTTCCGGGTGCGACCGTTGTCGGGTCATACGGGTCGACGACGAAAGCGAAACGCCGGGCCGTTGAGCCGGACGTGGTGGGCGAGCTGGTTGGTGCGGTCACCGAAATGTTGGGGTGGTTCCGGGCGAACGAACCGGAGAGGTTGACCGGTGTCGGGTGGGTGCGGTTGATCGCGGCTCTCGACGCGGCGTCAGTTGGTTGACGTCGACCCGGTCTCACTGTGCCATGTCGTGACCGAGGATCTGATCTGCGATCCGGTCGATGGCCCGATGGGTTGGGTGGTCCTCATCCCATATCCCGCCTTCGCCTTGATAGTCGGCGGACTTCAAGACGGTGAGCGCCTCGGCGTCGTTGCGGATCTCGATGACGGTGCGGTGCCGGGTGAGGATCTCGAACACATGCGGGGTCTCGGTGCTCGCTCCGTCGAGGTTCTCGTACGATCCCTCCTCGGAGCCTTGCCAGAAGCCGATGACGTGGGCGCTGGCCTTGATCTTGATGGGGTAGGTGGAGGTGTTGATGGTGGTGCTCCTTGTGGTTGTGGTTAGAGGAAGTTCTCGTCGGGGAGGTTGGTGTCGAACTCTCGGGCGAAACGGTCAGCGTTCCACCCATCAGCCCACACTGTCGGGCGTCGCCTGTCCGGGGTCACCTCGAACGCCTCGACGATCACACTGAGCATCGCCCCGGCGTTACCACCGCCGGGCGTGTCATCTGCTGCCCTGTATGCGGCGAACGCTGCGGCACGAATGTCGGGGGCGTCGGTTGCCACCTCTGCGGGCCGGTCCACCTCGGCGGGTCGGTCCACCTCGGCGAGCCGACGGGCGGTCGCTGCGGCCGACATGCAGAGTCCGAACATGTACCGGTCGAAGTCGGCCGGGGTGCTGTAGTAGTCAGCGTCCGACTTGAGGTCGGCGAAGGCTTCGGCGTCCAGCTCGACGGTGTAGAGCGCCTTCGTCCGGTGGACGATGCGGCCGGTCTGGCCGCAGTCCCGGTCGATGTGGTCGTCGTAGAACGCTCTCGGGATCTTGATGGTGACGGTGTCGGTGGTGGTGGTCATGGTGGTGGTCACTTCTCTCACACCTTCATTATACCGTAGTTCGTCACGATACACAACCCCCAGTTATGGGGCGAAGATCCCAAGTGTCACCTGACTTCCAACGAAATCCCTACTTGATAACTGTAGTGTGCCGTGCTACACTAATGGTGTAGGAGAGACACAAGGAGCACCACCCATGACCATTCCCCGCCGACGTTGGATCGTCCGCTACACCGACCGTTCAGGCCGCATCGTTCAGAACGGCCCGTTCACCACGAAGGCCGCAGCCACCGCTCAGGCCCTCGCCAACATCGCCGCCCACGGCGTCGACCAGCGGGTCGTCAACCCCGGGTCAGCGTTCGGTAGCACCGACATCAAGGCGCAGGCATGAAAGCCCGCGACTACCAACGGAGCAAGGTGTACGCCGCCGAGTGGGCGGCCCACGGTCACACCCCCGTCGAGTTCGCCACCCATGACGAGACGGTCCGCTACGCCAACCAGATCATGCGGTCAGAGTTCTGGCAGGACCGGGGTCTGATCGAAGTCGCCGTCGGCACAAGCGCGGGTCGAGGTGGCATTGCTTACGGCAAGGGCCTCATCAGGATCTCCGCTCCAGCTCGCAAGCGGTGGGTGGTCATTCACGAACTGGCGCACTGCGCGACGTCGCAGAACTATGCGAACACCGGTGACACTTGGGCCGGGCACGGCTGGCAGTTCTGCGAGCTGTACGTCGACATGGTCGACGAGTTCCTCGGCGGCGAAATCGCATCCCGGTTGCAGGACGAGATGGACGCACGCAAAGTTCAACGGTCCGACCCCGGGTCGAAGCCGGTGAAAGCGTCGAACCCGAAGCGTGTCGAAGCGGCCCGCAAAGCTGCCGCCACCCGCAAAGCCAACGACCCGGTCGCTGTCTGGTCCGACGGCAAAGTCAACTTCACCGGTGCGTCGTACAGCCGGGTCCTGTTCCGCGACCTCAGCACCGGCGAACGGTTCGAGGTCCCCGAAGTTTCCCAGTACGGCTACTCGACCAGCGAAGCCCGCAGGCTCAGCAAGATGCTCGGCACCGCGATCGCGAAGCTCAACCCCGGGGTCACCGTCGAAGTCGAGATCGTCGCCCACTCCCACCATTACGGGTCATGGTTTGACAGGGAAGTCACCCGGTACCGGGTGAAGGACGAGTTCCTCCCGGTCCCCGAACTTGTCGGGTGCCAGCAGTAGCGTCGACGTGTCGAACTCACGACACAACGAGGAGGACCCATGTCCGCCAGTGCTGCTCTCAACATCGACCCGCTCGTCTACTCCTTCATCGGCGGGTCGATCATCCCCGTCGTCACCGGACTCAT